GTGCGCCTGATCACCAAGCGCGGTATGGACTGGACGAAGCGCTTTCCGTGGATCGCCGAGGTCGCGCGCAAGATCAGGCAGACCCGGTTCGTGATCGACGGCGAGGCGGTGTTGCTGGGCGTGGACGGCATCTCTGACTTCGACGGGCTGCATTCCGGCAAGCACAACGCAGAGGTCCAGCTCTACGCCTTTGACATGCTGGCGGGTGACGGCGACGACATGCGCAAGCTGCCGCTGTCGATGCGCAAGGCCCATTTAGACCGGCTGCTGCGGGGCCGTCCTGAGGGCATCTTCGTCGCGCCGTTCGAACAGGGCGAGGTCGGTCCCCAACTGTTTGAGGCCGCCTGCGGCCTCGGCCTGGAAGGGCTGGTGTCCAAGCACCGCGAGCGCCGCTACACGGCGGGCCGCTGCACCCACTGGGTCAAGGTCAAGAACCGCAGCCACCCAGCCTACAAGCGCGTGCAGGATCATTTCTGACGCTGTCGTTTGTAACAGTGGACCGATGATCTGCCGGTTGGTTAGATTAGCCTCGCTTAGCAAACGAAGGCCATCACCAATGACCCAGCACGAGCTGAATGAGTTCCGACGCGAGCTGCGCGAGCTGTTCGACAGGCATATTCCGCGCACGGCTGCGGCTTGGTTTGAGGTGTTCGACGCCTTGGGCGAGGAGGTCGATCAGTTCAACAAGCGGACCTACACGAATTTCACAGAGGCCGAGTTCGAGGCGCACATGGATGAGGTCCAGAAGGAGGCCGACCGCATTCGGGCGCTTGCCGCCGGGCGTTAACTGATGATGCGCCTGTCTGACCCCTTAACGGCCGAATGATCACCGAAATACTCGCCCAAATCCGCTTGCCCAGCTTCACCGCCGGGATCGTGCTGTTCGATGACGTGGTGGTCGAGACCGCGCCGATCGTCCGCTACATGCGGCACTGGTCGAGGGATCGGGTGCGCAAAGAGTGCGAGCAACGCGGCTGGACCGTGAAGGTGATCCGCCAGAGGGACCGCGAAGACATCACGGCGCCCCCGATGCCGAACGCGCAGATCGTGCAGGACGACGAGAGCTTCGAGATCGTGCGCCAGGACGGCTCGGTCGAGTTCGTCTATTTCGATGACAATGCCAGCCCACGCGCTATCAATGGCCGATTGAGCAAGGAAGCAGCCTTCGCGCGGGCGCAGGGACTGTTGGTGGTTGGGGATGGCAGACGACAATAACAACATCCGCTTTTCGACATTCCTGCGCGTCGATCCCAGCGCCGACGAGTTGGAGAACTTGTGGAAGCACTTCGGTCCCCGCTGCTACCGGCTGGTCTGGCGCACGCCGGTCCCGATTGAGAACCGCCTTGCATTCGGCAAAGTCTTTGCGGATCGCCGGCTTGAGATCACCAAAAGCGGCATCGACCCGTGGCGCGTCGCCTTCACCGACTTCGGCCGCAGCCTTACGGTCTCGACCGTGTTCTTGGGCCTCGATCATCGCTTCGTGGGCGAGGGGCCGCCGCTGCTGTTTGAGACCATAATCTTCGGCGGTGAGCATGATCTTGATCTGAGCCGCACCTCGACTTGGGAGGGGGCGGAAGCGATGCACGCCCGCACCGTTGAACAGTTACGATCCCTCAAGGTGGTGAAATGAGCGAGCAGGCTTGGCTTCACTGCAGGCGGCGGAAGGGCGAGGGCCGACGCAAGGTCTCGTTCGGCCTCTCGCCGAATTGCGAGTAATACCATTTCGCGAACCGCCCTGGATGGGCGAAGCCGTGCTTAATCGCGGCTTTCTCGACCGTCGTGCCGGGCGTTGCTGTCAAAAGCGCGTTATGCGCATCGGAGAGCTGCTTGCGGCGAAGGAATTCCATCGGCGACATGCTATGCACTTCGTCAAAGGCGCGGTACAGGGCGCGCCGAGACACGCCTGCATGGACGACCAAGTCGGAGATGAGCAGCGGACGAGTACCGGCTTCGATCACAAAGTTCTCGACCTCGCGTACCAGCGCCACCTCTGACCGCAGACGCGGCCCGCGATAGCGATAGCCAGCGGCGTCGATCACTGGCGCGGTGACCAGCTCCAGAATGGCATGCTTGTAATGCTCAGCCTCCCACGGCGGCATCGTTGTTCCTTGTTTGGCGATTACCCCGAGCAACTTCCGCACCTCTGCGGTGCGAGCGGCGGCGAGGGCTGGATCGGTGGTCAGCATCGTGCTCGGTTGCCCCCAAGCGGGCGCATCCTGCGCGCCGGGCTCGTGGGTGAGGCGGGCGAACATCTCCTCTTGCTCGGCGAGGACCGTCACATAATTGTTGGCACCGGAAAAACTCGAATAGAGCTCCTGACCGGGTGCGAGGATGAGGAGATCGTCCGGTGCCATGTCGTAATAGCAAATCACTGCAGGATTGGCGATGAAGCCAAACACCCACCGGTTGGGGCTCAACACGCCACGCTGGCGAATGCCGCGCGTGAAGTCGCCCGTCGAAGCGCCAACCGAGCCAAGAGTTAGGTGGGTCAATTTCACGGTGATCTGGCCGGGCTCAAGTTGCGCGATATCCGATTGGCCATCCTGCACCGCATCCTGCAGCGCTTCGGGATCGCAAAATTCATTCTGCCGTATCGCGATGATCGAACTCATAGAACGCGCCTTTGCCACTTATTCCTATGTCGGCTACCCGACTTACGAGCGGATAAGGCGTGAGTGTGTCGATTACCCCGAGCGGTAAGGTTTTTGAAAACTCGTGCGCGATTGCATATATGTGATCCAATCAATGCCGCGCGGCGCAGCTGCATTCGCTCATTGCTTAACCCAGCCCTCGGGCTTGCCGTAGTGAGCGAACAGTGCCCGCTCGTTGGGCGGGATCAGCGCTCACATGGTTTTGACCGATCACTTGCTCGCGCAGTGCCGGATGGTGCCCGGCAAAGTACATCGAGACCAGATCGCAGAGTGCTGCGCCTTGAAGCTCGGGACGTTGGCCCCGCAGCAGCAGTTTGATCTTGTTGACCAACGCGTTGATCTGATGCGGGGTGCCACGTAACCTTCGTCATGCGGCATAGGCCTCATCATCCGCCGCCTCGACGGTGTTCAGGATCACGTCGATCATGGTGACCAGCCTACGCAGTCGCTTCTCTGCTTCTTCGCCGCCATCCTCGCGAATGTCGATCATGGTGACCAGTTTGCCGCCCATCTCATCGGATCGGAACGGTGACAGCGCGGCGACCAGGGCGTCGAATATCTTGTCGCGGTTCACGGCGCGGGCGATCTGTTCTGCGACCGCTCGCGCGTTCTCGCAGTGTACGGTGATGATGTCTTCCTCGTCGATGCAAAGGCTCGCGTTGGTGCTGTCGATGATTGGTCCGAGTGTCAGTCTCATTTGCGCTCTCGATTGTGGGTGGTCAGTCGTCAGTCACGATTTCCGGCGAGGAATTCCTCCAGCTTCTGCCTGTAGAGGTGGTAGACGTTCGTACTCATCTTCTTCACCGCGCCCGCCGGATCAAGCTTGTCACGGATGGTGTCGTTCACGGTTTGGCGAGAGTACCCGATCAACTGGCCAACCTTGGTCGGTGTCGTCTCGTAACGCAGCTCATCGGCATTGGCGTTCTCGCCAGTAAAATGGTCGCGGAACAGGCGGGCGAGCCGCGTAGCGGAGGAGGCGAAATGCTGATCGTCCAACGCATCTTTCAGCGTTCCGACGTGATTTTCCAGCCCGCTCCTGTACAGGGCGTTGAGCGCCGGATGATCGTCAAGCGTCTTGTTAAACGTCGCTCGGGGGAAGACGACAACTTCGCTGGCCATTGCCGCGACGGCGGTGTGGCGGTGATGACAACGTCCATTACCCACAGCGTCACCGAGCCAACTTCCCGGTGGCCTGATTTCATGAAGGACAGTTTTGCCATCGCGTTCGACGTTGAGCTTGATCAGACCCTTCAAAACCAAAATGGTCCGCGTTACCTCGTCGCCCGCCTTGAACAACTTCCGCCCTTGCATGGCGCCCTCAATTTCCCACCCCGGTCCATTGCGATCAAGATGCTGTTTGAGCCAAGCCCTATGCTCGTCGCTTAGTGCAGCAGTTGTTGTCATCCAAGTTGCCACCTTTTCTTCTTGTTGTTGCCGCCTTGCGTAAAGCTGCTTGACGTCAAGTAGCTTTACTCTACCTGCGTGCGTAAAGCTGCTTGACGCAGGTTCAGCTTGCGCGCGGCATGCTCCATGACATAGCGTCGCGAAAAATCAAAACCGAAAATTTGCGCGGGGAGAGATCGGTGTGGGGAAAACGGAATTTGTTGGCACGATCCGGCTATCGTTCCAGCAAAAATGAATTCCGCTCATGCGCGCGCGCATCGACATCGCGTGCAGTGATCGGCGATATCGCCTGCAGCGATAGGCGATTTGGTGTTTTACGCGCTGAGATTTCATCCGAAGGGTGGCGGTTGACCTTCCTTCGCGTTGCGCGGCAACGTGCGCGAGCCATTTGAAATAACAACTCGCAACCAACACCAACCCAAGGGAATAGGACATCATGCCCAACGTTAGATCGGTCACGGACGTCGACGCATACATCGGCGAAAAAATCCGGGGGTATCGCAATCAGCTCAAACTCTCGCAGGACGAGCTCGGGCAACAGCTCGGCGTCTCGTTTCAGCAGGTGCAAAAGTATGAGAAGGGCGTGAACCGGCTGTCCGGATCACGGCTGCAGCAGGTCGCCCAGATTTTCGACTGCGAGATCGTTGACCTGCTTCCGGAGCGGCGCGCTGGGAGGAAGTCGAAAGGACTGTCGAACGTCGATCGCATCGTTGCGACGCGCGACGGCATGAAGCTGGTCGACAGCTTCGTCACCATCAAAGACGAAAACCTGCGAGCGGCGATCGTCGATCTGGCGAGGCGGTTCGAGGGCCTCTGAAACTGAAAACCCACTCTCATCACAAGAGGAAACGCGGAATGGCAAAGAAAGAACCAGAGACCACCGAGGAAGTGAAGTTGTTCGCGGTGGTATCGATCGCACAGATGGGGCCAGCGATCGCTGCGCTGGAACGCATCGGCGTCGTAGACGTCGGCTACGAGTTCATCACCCACGTCAATCACTTCAAGAACAAGAAGGTGCATGAGGTCAGCGCGACGGACTTCGCCGCCGAATACGTGCAGGCAAATCCCAGGTTCACGTCGGCGGCGATCGTCGCGCACTTCAAAGCGGCGGGCCGCGAGGGCAGTGCTGCATATTATGGGCTCAAGAAACTGGCCGAGGCTAACGTCATCAGAAAAAGCGGTGACGAGTTCATTCGTGTCGAGGCGCTGCCAGCGCCGGAGCCGAAGGCGAAGGGTCAGCACTATGAGGTGCCGAACAAAGGGCTGATCGAGGGCGCCATCAAGGGGCGAAAGCAATTCACGGTGCGCGAGCTGCGGGATTTGTTCGTGAAGGAAGGGCGTCAGGAGAAATCGATCAGCCCGATCCTGTCCAAGATGGCGAGCGAGAAGCTGATCAAGAAGGCAGGCCCAGGTGAATACACGGTTCTTGCGAAGGGTGCGAAGGCAGCCGCCGAAGCCCCGGCACCTATCCCTAACGGCGCGTCACTGAACGGCAGCGGAGTGGCGGCGCATGGCTAAGAAGACGAAGGCCGCAACGAACGGACACGGCAAGCCCGGACACAACAAGCGCAACGGAACGATCCGGCTCTACAGAAAAATCATCGAACATGATCACGACCCGGACATGGACGAAGTCTGCAGCGTCATCGCCAAGGAGGGCCTGACCGTCAGTCAAGCCGCGATGTTGTCCGGCGTCGGCAATTCGACCCTCGCCAACTGGCAAAAGAAAAAAACCAAGCGCCCGCAGCATCTGACGATGAAGGCCACGCTTGCGGGCATCGGGTACGCGTTCACCATCAAGCAGGTCGAGAAGCTGGACTTCGCGGCAGAAATGGTGAAGGCGGAACGCTGGCACGAGAAGCGCGAGACCGACCGCAACCAGCAAAAGAAATAGCGAGGGTAGGCTAGCTCCGGGCTTCGGCCCGGAGCGGGGATCAGCGTGAGGATGCAAATGACGAAGAAGTTCCGCAAGATGAAGGGGTCAACATGAGCGAATTTGAAACTGAACTTGAGCTGGTGGTCAGGAAGCACCTTGGCTCGCCGCGCTGGAATGAGGACTATCAGGCGATCTACAATGCATTGGAAGATGCTGCCCGGAGGTTTGCCCTGGAGGCGGACGAGTATCCGTCGAGCGAAGACCCTGAGTGGACTGGACGGAGACCGACTGGACGGAGACCGCGTCGTGCGCCAATGCGGTAGTTGTTCGCTGTGCTGCAAGCTGCTGCCGGTGCCGCGGCTCGGCAAGAAGGCGGGTCAACGCTGCAAGCACCGGAAACACGACAAGGGCTGCGTGGTTTATCACACCCCCGCGATGCCGCCGGAATGTGCTATCTGGAATTGCCGCTGGCTGGTCAACGACGACGCCGCCGATCTCAGGCGCCCCGACCACGCCCATTACGTCATCGACATCATGCCGGACTTCATCACCATCGCGCCCGACGATGGCGGCGATCCGCAGAACATCCAGGTCGTGCAGGTCTGGATCGATCCGAAGCACCCTGATGCCCACCGCGATCCGGCGCTGCGGCGCTGGATGCTACGGCGGGCGGAGGAGGGCAAGGCTGCGTTGGTCCGGCTCAATCAGCACGATGCCATCGTGATCTTCGCGCCGCCGTTCGATGCCAAGGGCGAGTGGCACGAGATTAAGAGCGGCATGAAGGCGGTCAAGACGCATACCTTCGCCGAAGTGCTGCAGGCGCTAGGCGAGGATGGTGGTGACGGATGATGAGGGGACGGTTCACAATAGCGGCGATCTGCACAGCAACGCTGGCGCACGCCGAAACCTTCGCTGAGCGCTGCCGCACCGCCTGTTGTCGATCCGGTGGTGGCGCAGGCTCCGGTGAAGGCAGCCTGACCGCCAGACAAGGCCCGGCGGCGGGCGTCTGGCTGCCATCGCTTCTACTTCACCAAGAACAAGCATCGCTATTGAACGTGCAGGCGCCTAGGCTGATCACCCCCGCGACGGAGTTTGCGCGGGCCGCTGACCGTAACGCTCGTCTGCACGCCCCCGGGTCAGCGTCGCTTCGTCTCCCTGAGATCAAGCCAGGCCAAAAGGAGGTAGCCGAAAGGACAGCTTCAATTTTCCGGTCGTCGCCTATGAAATGGTCGACCGCGATCAGATCGCGACTATCCAGTTCACCGACTTCAATGGTCGCGTGCGTGTCGTCACCAAAAATCCAGACGGCTCATGGACCTATTTCCCGAGAGATCATAGCAAGTGGGTCTATGGCTGCTTCAACAACAACGGGTTGGTGATGGAACTGACGAGGACAATCCTGCTGGGCGGCCTGCTGCTGGTCGCCGCGAACGCCGCCGACGCCGCCGAGATGCCTTCGATGTTCCACGGCCGGTGGTGCGGCGAGCCGCACATGATGAAGCACTGCGGGAAGGATGAGGAAGGCATCCAGATCACCGCGCGCGGGTTTCACTACGAGGCTGGAAACGACGCTGGGTGCAGACTTGTCGGGCTGAGGCCGCAATGGCCGACGACGCGGGCCGATGTCGAGTATCGCGCGACGTTCGTCTGCGGCGGCGAGAGACCGCCTAACCACCGGGAATACTACTGGATCGGGTTCTACGATGATGACCGCAACGAGGGTCTGTTCCTGCTGAAGTCCGAAAAGACGTTCGGGAGGTCCAAATGAGGGCGCTGATCGCGCTGCTGGTTCTGATCGCTTCCGGTGACGCGATGGCCCCAGCAGCGCCAGTTCTACGATGCCGCCGGGCGCAACGCTGGCCGCGCGATCACCGACACCCAAGAAACCACGACGCTGTATGGCCGGACGGCTAAGCGGGTTATTGCGCCTCATGCGCGAGTGCCGCGTCGTACTCGCACAGCAAATCGATGATGTGCTGCTCCTCAGGCTCGATCACTTCAGGCATCTCCCCACACCAGTTGATGGCAATGAAGCCTTCGGCCAGCTTACCGATATGTTGATCCCTGTGATGGAGCAGTCGCGCCAATGCCACGTCTTGCCCACTCAGGCGTTCCAATTCCGCCAGCAAGGTCGAAGACTGCTTTTCGGGCTCGGTCGATGCTGATGTCGCCACGGTCATAGGCCCTCCTGAGGTCGTCAACTGCAGCGTTATTCTTAGCAGTTTTCCACTTTGAAGGGAATAGCTCACGCACCGGCTCCCACGTCGCCGACTGTCCGGCGCGCGGGATCTGGCCATTGCAGATTGACGGCGGTGCTGGCTCTGCCGGTGGCAGGGCGTCAAGCTGCGATTGACGTTTATCGGTAGCTCCAAAAGTGGGGGAGGCCGGGGCCGCCTCCCAGCACCCCCGCGAGCCACATCACGACGGCGATCAGGCAGAGCAGGCCGACGATGACCTTGCCCCACTTCATGACGTTGGCGTCGATTGCCCAGCCCATGAACGACTGGATCACCCAGACGATGACGAAGGCGATGAAGACGATGATGGCGATGTAGAGCAGCAGGTTCAGGAAGCTGATCAGGATGCCCATGGTGTCCTCCTACTTGATGCAGCGTTCGAGGATGGTATCGCGGCGCGCGATGGCGGCGCCGACCTCGTGCAGGTGTAGGCGAAGCCAGCGAGCACCGTGATGTTGACGATCAGGATCGCGAGCACGAACGGCGTCGCCTTCATCTGGTCGACCACCTTGTGCGCGAGGTCGCCTGGACCGTTCATCACGGCACCGCTTCATAGGCGAGCGATCGAGCATCCCAGATCGATGCCAGGGCGAACTCGATGTCGCCGTCCGGCACGTTGGAGCCCAGCGCAGGGGGGGCACTTTCGATGGCTGCAGAGATCGTTGGGTTCGAGGAGATCACGTGCGCCGAGACGAGCTGCGGCTTCTCGTGCCCCATGATCACGAAGCTTGCGTAGGCTTTTCGCTGGGCGTCATTCGGCGTCGCCGGGTCTTCGCTGGCGACGTTCTGCGCCGTCTTGAACATGATCATCATGACGCGACCGGCGAAGGTTTCGTCTGACGCGGTCGCGATAAGATCGAGCGCTGACATCTCACACTCCCAAAATCTGGTTTGTCGTTTTCCCGGTGCCGACGCTGTCGAGCGACGCGACGATGACCGGCGGTTTCTTGTAGGGATCGGGCTCGTTGCCGAGCGCGAGCCAGTTTTGATATTCGATCCAGTCGCGATTATCGGGATCGTTCGGGATCGCGGCGCCGTCTGCGGTGCGGATCACCAAATCGTCGCTCTCGGTGAGGTGATAATCCGCCATCACAACCTCGCATCGAAGGTGAAGTGCACGCCCCATGACAGCACGGGGCTGGGTGCTGCGAGGTTGCTGCCCCAGCGAAAGCCCGACAGCCCGATATTGAAGATATTGCAAGTCAGATCGGTGCCAGCGGAGAAGTCGGCAAGCTTTCCGACCGCACCTGTCTGCGCCGAATAGGCGGTGATGGTTGGCGCAGCCCGCTTTGAGACCTTGTAGTCAAAGGGGATCGTCTGCCCAGACGAGCCGAAGCTTCCTGACGAAAGCTGAAACCCGACATGCGAAAAGCCGCTGGGGATGCCGCTCCCGCTAAGCGCTTGCCCGTAATCGTAGGTCTTTTCCCAGTAGCGCTGCACCAGCAACAGCTCCTGATCGAAGGGTCGCATGATCAGTGGCTGCTGCGCCTGTGTCGGCGCGACTGTGCCGGGGATGATCGAGATGCCGGTGATGCCGATCACGTTGCCAGCGGTCGCAAAGAAGTTCGTCGTCGCCGGGGTTGCGATCTGGTTAACGTTCTGCCAGACGCCGTCCACTCCATTGCCATTGTTGACGCCGGAGCCAAAACACCAATTGATGTACGCGCCCACCCCCGCGCCGGTCGCCCATACGCCGGTTGGCTCGGGCGGTATGGAAATCGTTTTGTATTCCCAAATATTCGTGGCGTTGACCGGAAACGTCTTGATGAAAGAGCGGTTGCTGCCGTTGCGCATGCAGAAGGATGCCGTGCCGGGGGTCGTCGCGATCACCCAGAACGAGACGTTGACCGGCTGCCCGGCAGCACTCCCCCAGCCCAACCGCTGATGGCGATTAGCCTCCAGCGAGTAGGAGAGCGTCACATAGTCGGCCGCCCCAAACGACGCCACTGGTGTTGTCGCCGCGATCACGAGATCGTTCGGGAGTGCCGTTCCGAACGGGGCGCCAAGGGTCTGATACCTTTGCGCGGTGAAGACGCCGGAAGCAGTGGCGTTCCACCATTGATAAAGGTCGCAGACATACTTGCTGGCCCCGGCTGGCACCGTCACCACGGCGTTGCCCAGCTCCTGCGCCACATCCATCGCGCCGTTGATCTGCAACCCGGAGAACGCAAGCGCGTCGAGCGGCGCGGCATAGATGTTCTCCCGCGCCTGCCGTGTCTGCGCGGCGGTCAGCGGCTGCGGGGCGTCGTAGCGCACCGCCGGCGGGAACGGATGAACGTGATCTTCGCGCGCGAAGTTGGTCGAGACGCCGACAGCGCCAGCGCCGCTATCGACCAGCGGCACAGCGGTCGCCGGAGTGGTGCCGGGCACGCCGGGGATACCCTGCGGACCTTGCGGGCCAACCAGCGAGACGCCACCGGGCCAGACGCCGCCAGCCTTCGGGCCGAACATGAAATGCATCGTCGTGTTGATGTAGAAGTTGCCATCGACGCCGGTCGGACCAGCGGGATCGCCAGTACCATAGAGGATCGTGTTGCCGGGATCGCCCTTGACGCCCTGAATGCCCTGCGGACCCTGCGGCCCCTGAACGCCCTGCGGCCCCTGCGGGCCGATCAGCGACACGCCAGGGGGCCAGATGTTCAGGTTGCTCTTGGGGCCGAACAGCTTGCTGGTCGCGGTATTGATCCAGCTATCGCCGGGAGCGCCGTCCGTCACGGTCGGGTCGCGCGGGCCGTACCAGATGGTGTCGCCCGCTGGACCTTCCGGTCCCTGCGGCCCCGGCACGCCACGCGGTCCGGGCGGTCCCATCGGGCCGGGCGGTCCTTCATCTTGCGTCTGGATCACCTCGGTGTCGAAGTCGGTGATGACGGTCACGTCATTGCTGGTGACATCGAGGTCTTGCGTGACGAAAAGATCGTTCATCGGCTTGGCCCCGCGTTGATCGTGAGGAGGCCAGACCAGATGCGAAGCTGCATCCCGGTCGGCGGAAACCGGATCAGCGAATGGTCGTAGTCGCCAAGCTGCTGGCGCTCCAAATCATCCTGCTTGATCCAGACGGTGAACTTGCCATTCACGGCGTCGCTGATTTCGAGCCCGCCGTTTTCCGTGGTCAGCAGCATTTGTTCGGCGACATCCTCGGCGTGCCGCCGCACGCCCATCCGCAGCTTGTTGCCGGTCAGGTCAATCGGCACGCCGCTCACCGTCTGATAGGCGAACTGCCGGATGAAGTCGGCGTCGTTCTGCGTGGTGATGTTGACGATGGCCATGCTACCTCACACCTTCAGCCAGTCCTTGCGAGCCTGCGTCATCGGCGCGTCGAACGTGGCATCAATCTGCGCGTGCGTGGTGATGGTGCCAGCCTCGATCTGCGCGAGCACATCATCCGAGACCGCAAAGCAATTGTTGATGTGCGTCAGCAACTCGGTGTTCATCGCCGCCATCGCTGCTGCGTCGAGATCGTAAGTCAAGCCATCGGCGGCGTGCCACGGCGTGGTGACAGCGGGGTTGGCCAGCTGCGCGTTGTAGACGCCCGTGATCTTCGCCTGCGAGCGGTCGTCGGTCTTGATTGGCATGCCTGACGACAGCGTGATGCCAGCCTGTTCCTTCCGCCAGCGCTTGTAAGCCGTGTAGCCCTGGAGCGTGACGAAGAGGTTGTAGGGATCAAGGACGAGCTGCAGTTCGGCGTCGGTCTGCGCGCCCGCCTGATCGCGCGGCCACTGCGATGGCATCGCCATCCGCACGAACACCGCATAGTCGGCGTCGTCAGCAGGCACCGGGGTCTGACGAGCGCTGGCGAAGATGCGACCGTCGTCGGCGATCCAGTACCAGTGGGTCGGATCATATTGCCGCGCCGAGGCAGGCACTGCCATGAGGCTGATGTCGTTCATATATACTGCCCTCCCGATGTTTGGGTGCCCGCGAGGTTGCCGGGGAAGTAGTTGATGCCCTGGCCCGCCGTGTTGATGATGCCGTTCGTCTTGACATCGTATTTCTTGCCGGTGCAGGCCGACGCACTGACGATGCCGCCCGTGAAGAACATGGCTGCGACCGCGACATCGGAGCACATGATGAATGCGCCTGCGAAATTCATCGGCGTGTTGAGCACGACGAACTGCGGCGGGGTGGCGATGTTGACAACGTCGATGCGTCCACCGCCGAAGCACGCCAGCCAAGCGGCGCCAGAGAAGGTGTTGCCGAGCGGCGGCCCGCTGACAGTGAACTTGTCGGTCGTCGTGCCGTTAAGTCGCACCGTCCCGCCATTGTAGATGATCATGTGGGTGCCGTTGCACGAACCCCAGTCGATGTTGTCGATGATGAGCTGCGTCGAGCTGGGCACGGCGATGCCGTTGCCGTAAGTCCCGAGATTGCCGACTAGCCTGAAGCCGCTGATCTGGTTGGCCACGCCCTGCGCCACGAAGCAGACCTCTTGAATGTCATTGCGCCCGCAGGAGACAAGGCAGTTGCCGGGATTGGCCTTGTTGCCCTGCCAGAGCACGGCTCCCTGACCGGCGACCGCAGGAAGAATGCACTGCCGGTAGTTGGTGGCGTCGGCGACATGGACGGTGACATTGAAGCCATTGAGGTTGAACTTCGACACCGCGTCGCTGGCGCGCTGCAATGTCTTGAACGGTCCTTTCGGCGCGACGCCGACGGCGGCCTGCGAACCATCGAAGGCATCGTCGCCCGTGTTGCCGTTGACGTAGTAATCGAGCGCTGCGGTCAGAAAGATCGGACCGCCCGAACCGCCAGCGTTGATGCCGCTCAGCACCCACTGCGCACCATCGTAGGTGAAGGTCGCGACGCTATCCTTCAACAGATCGTACTGCTGGAGGTTCTTGCCATCGGGCCGAACGACATGCTTGGGCGACAGCGGATAGAGCGCCAGCGTGCTGTCGCCTGCGTTGGTCGCGCCGACCTTCAGGCGGCACACCATGCCGGTGTAGTAATCGTCCGGCGCGGGCTGGAGCCGCGCGACATAGGCATTCGCCGTGCCGTAATCCGTCGAGAAATTCAGGCGTGACGACTGGATGGCCTTGCCGAGCTGGCGCAGGTCTGCGTTGTCGGGCGTGGCAATGCTCACGTCGGCAATCAGGTTCACGATCTCGCGCTGCGGATACTCGATGGACGCCGCAGGCGGGATCGAGCCCATCGTGCCGGTCGAGGGGTTGCCGTTGATGTAGGGCGCGTCTGGATCGCTGACGCCGTAGGGCTGGTTATATTGCATGTGCTTTCCTCTCTAAGGTGTGCCTTCCATCGGATCGCCGGGATGCAGGTTCGTGTAGTCGAAGATGATCTGCGTGTGCGCGGGCTTCCAGCGGTTGAGCAGGCACTCCAGATCGTCGGCGAGACCAATCCGCAGATGCGGATCGACGCCGGTCTGGCCTGATGTGACGCGAAACCACGTAAGCTTCGCCATGTGCACATGAACGGTCCAGTAGTAGCGGACCTCTAGCGGACCAAGCCCGTAGTTGGGCCACGCCGACAATTCTCCGTCAGACACGTTATGATCGCCGGGCGGTGCCGGGATCGGCTGACCCCACTGGTTGCGCACCGGATCGGGCGGCAGCGCGCCGATTGTCCGGCAATCGCCGCAGCCGTCCATGGCGATGAAGAACGGGCGATATTCGGTGATGGTGATGGTGTAGCCAAGCATCGCTGCGACATCGATGAAGAACTGCCGCGACTGCCCGCCCTCAAGCGTCATGCGCATCACCAGCGCGAGCTGTCGCTCTGCGATGCTCTGCGGCTCCGCGTAGCAAGGATCGGGCAGGCCCCAGTTGCGCTCCCAGTCCGGCAGGAGCTCGATGGTGTGGCGCGGATCGCTCTCCATATCCAGCAGCTTGCTGGCGCGGATTTCGAAGTCGCCCCAGATGCGGGTGAGCCCGCGCACCACCCTCATCAGCACGCTGTCCTCGCCGCGCGGCCACGCCTGCCCAAGCGGAAGCAGACGTTGGAATGCGTCGGCATATTCCTCGCCGGTTCGTGTGACGTGTTTGTCGCGGGTCGGATCAGGCATAGAGCACAGTCCCCAACACTGGCATGTACGCGGGCGCGGGCATCTCGGTGCTTTCGTAGTCGAGTTCGTGCGTCTCCTCGCCAACCGCTTGGCTGATTGCTTCATCGACCCATGAGCGATACCAAGTCTGGCCCGGCTTGCTGCGTTCGAACTCCATGTCCTTGATCGACGCCTCGATCCGGGCGCGCACACTCGGATCGTCGTTGGTCAGGTTGCGGATGGTGATGTTGTAGAGGAACAGGATCGGTGCCATCACGAAGGTGTCCTTGACCGTGACGGGCCGCATTTGACCGATGTAGTCGGACACCACCTCTACGTCGGCAGGCGTCGGCAGGCCGTGATTGTCGGGGTAGAGGTCGTCCATCAGGAAGCGCACCGTCATGGTGCCAGGACCGATCTCCTGCGCGGCCCATGCCCGCGTCACGCCCGGCACTGCCATCGCCCAGCGCACATAGTCGGCTTGGCTGCCGCCCATCGGCGGGTTTTGGATGCGGAACAGGATGCGCTCGCGCAACTGGTCGTCGGTCTCTTCGTCAACGCCGCCCGTCATGTCGCCAACCAGCGTCACCAGTGTCACGCCGGGAATAGCTGGCTCCAGCGACAGCGTGTCACCGTCAGGCAGATTGCTGATCGAGCCGGAGGTCAGCGCCACCGCTTCAGCCGTGCCGAGGCCGCCCGAACCAATCTCGCCCTCGGTGACGGTCTGATACTCGACACCGTTCGCGCCGTTCATCGTGGTGCCGACCGGGATCACGATGTCGTCGTTGCCTTCGAACTGCACGGTGCCGCTGGCATAGGTCGCGGCCTTGCGACCCTTCGATCCATCCGCGTTCACCAGCCAGATTTGGCCGTGCCGATCCAGCCACTCCTGCTCTGCGGTGTCCGGCATCAATTGCTTTGCCAGCCAATCGAGATACAGGAACGTCAGGTGCGTGAGCCCGGCCATTGCATCGCTCATGATGCGCAGCACCGAGTTCGGGATCATCGCCTTCGCGCCAAGCTGCGACAGCACGTAATCGCGCGCCAGCCTGCGGGTGTCCTTCAGCGTGGGTGTGTTCCAAGGCATCCTATTTCCCCAACTCGTCCCACAATTCACTGTAACGAAGCTCGACCTCCGGCTCCGGCCCGCGATAGATCACCACACCGAGATCGATGCGCTGCGTGTCGATCTGCTCTGCCAGCACGTCGATGTGCGAGGTGATCCGGCGCTGCGTGAAAGGAGCCATTGCCTCGCGGGTCCAGCCTTCGGCCTTGCCAATTGTCGAGCCCTGACGCGCCAGCGGCCCGGTGATCTTGGCGCGATGCAGCAGCCAAAGCAGGCATCCGACCGGCCAGCCGCCCCAGATTTCCTCTGCGTCGAGGTCTCCCCACCATCCTCGCCGGTCAGTAGCTTCGAGGTCCGGCAACTCCTCTTCTTCCGGCGCGAGCGCGTCGGTGCCCAGCGCCACGATCACCGCGCTCTGCAAATCGTAGCCGTCAACGATCAGGTTCTGATCGTTCATCAGCCAGTCGAGTTCGACCGCATAGGCGGGGAAGTCGAGCTGTTGCAGGTAGCGGATGTCGCTGGCCATTACGGTATCCTGAATGGCTCGGCAGTCGGCCCGCCATCGTTGAACACGATGGGATGGCCCTTGATGTCGAGCTGGTTCTTCACGTCGATCTTCATGGTGTCGCTGCAGTTGATCGTCATCTTCTTGGCGGTGAAGGTCCACTGGCCGGACTGCCGGTCGTAGACCGCGACGACCTGATCCTTGTCGAAGATTTCAATCTTGTTCTTGGTCGAGCGCACCTCGGTGTTCACCTCTTCACCTTCGTGCTTGTAGTCCTCATGGTTGGGCGCGCGGGCCTTCTCGGCGCGCTCGTCCGGTGATGCGCGGAAATAATCCCAGCCAGCATCGATCCACGTTTGCAGGTTCTTCTGCGGCGAGCCGCCTTTCTCGCGGTCCTGCTTCTTCTTGGTGACGTGACGCAGCGAGACGATGCGCTCCTGCTTCTCGCTCTTGCCGGTCGCGCGGCCCTCGGCATCGCGCAGCATCACCGCGCCGGGCTGCTGGCCTTCGCCTTCGTCGTCCAGCGACAGCATGAACATCCCGTTCTTGCGGATCAGCGTCATCTGCCCTTGGTGGTCGTACTGCGCGCTTTCACCGGCCTTCAATCCCATCGGCCGGTGCCGCCGGTCGTCCATGCCGATGATCACCGGGTGGTTGCGCATGCCGCCCAGAAACACCGCGATGCCTTCGGCGGCCGGGCCTTTGATGTTGCTCTCGCCGCCACCGCCACCGCCACCGCCTTGCTGGTCGTCGCGGGGCATCGGCATTGAGGTCATGCCGAAGCTCTGCAGGCGCTCCACGATCTTGCGGCCTTCCTTGACCATGCCGTCGAAGCTCAGCTCCTGCATCATCGGATTGTCGTTGGCCTTGTTCATGGTCAGCCGCACCACATGGTGCATCGCGCGTCCCGCCATATCCGTCAGGCTATTCCGGTGCATCAACCGCCTCCTGCTTTCTTTGCGCGCTCCGCCGCCTCACGCTCGCGCTCCTGCCGCATCGTTGCCTCGACTGCTTCGCGATAGTTCAACTGGCCGTTCATGTGGATCGGATCGACAAGCGACAGCGTCGTGGTCGAGCCGCCGTCGCTCTGCTCGTACTTGCAACCGGCGCAGCCCAGCACCATCCCGTTCATGATCAGCATCGGCGATGTCACGGTGTAATACTCGCCCGCCTTCCACACGTCGTTGGACTGGTTGTTGTCCTTGAACCAACCCTGCACCGTGACCTGGGCTTCGATGAAAGAGCCTTCGGTAAACACCTTCTCCATCATCGCGCGCCGCCGGATGCCGTGCATATCGTCGGCGAGGTCGGCCGGGATCACCTGATGCCGGTTGCGCGAGGAGGTGCCGTCCTCAGTCGCGATCTGCTTGTTCTGGCTATCGCCATAGGCTTTGTTGCTGCCGTTGTTCTGGCCGATGACGTAAATCTTCCTGTAGACGTTCTGGTCGCGCACCACAGCGTTGGCGCGCAGGATGTTGACGCCCTCGACCAGCTCGCCGGACGGCGATGCGGAGTGCTCGCCAATCGCCAGCAGGCCGCCATGGGCGTTGCTGCCGATCACGATGTTGCGCATGCGGGCATACTGCTCCAGCGCCTCCATGATCCGCTGGCCCGGCAGTATCTGGATGTTCTCGAACGGCTTGTTATCGACCGCGCCAGTCTCCTTCAGCTTGATGCCGAGATGCGACATCAGGTCTCTCGCAAGCTGCGACCATGACTTGCCGTCGTGGCCGTCGAGCTTGTCGATAGGAACGCTGGAGTTCGTCAGGTCCACGGTGTCGCCGCAGCCGATCAGCCGCACGCCGTGGTTTTTGGCGTCGAAGCCGACATGGCGCTCAACGATGTAGCCGAACACCGCAGGCACGCCGCCGACATAGACGCGGACGATGTCGCCCGGCACAAACTGCAGGGCGTCCCAGCGCAGAGGGATGTCGGCTTCCTCAGTGCACTCGAATTGAAAGGTCGGGAATGGCTTAGTCACCAACTGCTCGACCATCACGTTGGTCCAGTTCGTGAACAGCCCGCCGCGCACCTCCATCGTGATGATCTCCTTGCCGGTGTTCAGGCGTTCGGGATCGTCGGCTTGCTCCGGGGCGCTGAGCGGCTTTTTGCCGACATAGATGCGATCCGTCCGGGGCGTGGCCTCGCTCGGCACCGTCTGCCCCGTGTCGCGGTCATCCGGCGCATCCACGATGACGGGCGGGAGTTCTTCGATTTTGCCGGTGAAGCGGTCGTTGAAGGTGCTCATGTCACACCGCCAGCATCTTGCCGGTGCGCGGCATGAAAGCCGGGTGCACGACGTGATTTTCCTTGATCAGCTCGCTGTAGCGCTTCGCGTCGGCATAGACGCGCTGCGCCATCCGCAGTGCCGGAAACACCTCCTGATATTCGTAACGGACCACGCGCGGCAGCACCCGGCCGCGATTTGCCAGATGGACGGTGACATCGCCGTGCAGCCGGATCAGCGCCATGTAGGTGCCTGCGTCCAGGTCGTCGGCGGCGATCTCCGATGTCTGGTTGAACGCGGCGTTCATTTGCGTCGCAACTTCGTCCACCTCGTCGCGCGAGCGGAAGTTCATGAAGGCGATGATGCGGGCTTCGCAGGCCAGTGTGAGCCGCACCATCGCCAGCACCGTCTGCACGGCAGGCAGCGACACCGGTTGCACTGCCAGTGCAGCCTTGCGCACCCGGTCCATCGTCACCAACGTCGCGTAGCTGTGCCGCGCCAGATCGAGGGCGATGCCGAACGCGATTGCGAATGTCGGCAGGTTCATCATGTTGGTGTCGGCCTTCATCATCCCGACGATGCGGCGCAGAGCGGTGCCGACATCGCCGCGCGGATCGACCGCAGCCGACAGGATCACCGGACAGATGCGCCTCACGATTGCCAGCACTTCATCGGCTTCATCACCAGTCATGGCAGGCTCGGTACGCTGTTGGAGACATCGGCACCCCGATAGACTTGCGCGTAGGGCGAAGCCTGCTGCGCCGTCTCGGCATCAGGCTGGCCCTCGCCAAGCACGCTGTTCTCGACATTGCTGCCCGACTTCTGGATTTCCTGCGGCGTCGATACGGTGCTGCGATAGTTCGGATCGCCGTACTCAACGAACTGCATTTCGATGGCGCACATGCCGCCGCGCTCGCGCGCCTCGGTGACGCTGTAGCTCTGCACCATGACCTTCACGTCGCGCATCATGTACGGCGTCGGCAGCCGCAACAGGCCGGGACCATCCTTATCTAGCGCGGTGATCAGCGCATCTTTCAGCGTTAGATAGCTCGGCCCGATCAGATAGCCCTGCACGCTGTAGACGTTGGCGCGCTTGCCCATGTCCTCGGCATAGGGGACGTTCCGCTTCGGATATTCGTGCAGCGCCACGCGGCGACCACCGGCCTGTCCGCCCGTCTCGACATGGAAGATCGCATCGCGAAACCGCGCCTGCTGATAGCGATCACGCCAGGGGTTCTTGAATGACCGGATCGGTGCCATTGCTACGGTCCTGCTTCAGCGACGTTCGCAGGCGCGCTGGTCGGCTGCATCTGCTTGTAGTTTTCGATGGTGGATTGTTGCCAGAGCCCGTCAGCCGTCGCGCTGCCACGCGCAGCGGTGCCGTTGCTCTCGATCTTGACGTTGACGTTGCCGGAGACTTCCTGCCTGCCAGCGATCTGCTCATCCACGCGCCGGTAGGAGAAGCCGCCATCGGTCGGGAAGGTCTTGCTGGTGTACCCCATCGCCGCCGCGCCAGCCGCCGTAATGTCGATGCCGCGCCCGGTACGACGATGCGGCCCGCTGTCGATATGCGGCAGCAGCATTGTCTTGCCGTCCGGGCCGGTGACTTCGTACATCTGCCCGCGTGGCTTGCCGTACTGGTCGGCGGGCAGGGCGATGCCTGGCATCGTGTTCTCGAAGCCGCCAGCGGTCGGTCGCCCGGCGGGCTCGGTCGGATCGGACGGCCAGTCCGGCGCGCTGCCGAAGTAAGAGCCCTTCACCACCTTGCGATCTTCGGCGCTGCCGCCAGCCGCTGTCGGTCCAGCCGAACCGCGCCGAAACTCATACTGGCTGGCGTTGACGCCTTGGCGGATACCGCCTTGGTTACCGCCCACCATTTCGAACTTGCCGCCCTTGACCGCGCCCCCGGCGAACGCGACGTGGCCGCCAGTCTGGCCCGGCTGCACCATGCCGCCGTAGCGGCTGGTCTTGCGCACAGCGACGTCGCCTTCCTTGACATCGGCTGGATCGACGTGCTGGCCCCAGTTCAACCAGTTCGAAGCAACGGCGGCACCTTTCGGCGGTGCGCCGCCAGCCGACTTGACGACCGACGCCGCGAACTGACCGCACCATGCGCCGGATCGCGGATAGCCCTTTTCCGTCATGAACTGCTGAAGCTGCCCGCCGGTCGCGCCGCGCGACAGCATGTTGCGGGCCCCCTGCATCACGTCCTTCGGGACGGAGCCGGGCAGTTCTCCCGTCGAACTGGTCGCGCCTGACGGGCCGCTTGTGCCGGTGCCAGAGCCTCCCGGCTGCGCGCCGCCACCACCGCCGCCGCTACCACCGCCGCCAGCGCCCGGCGTCAGGTTGGTGTAGCCGCTACCGCCGAACGATGCGGCACCGCCGCCAGCACGCGCCGACGCCGCGCCCGCGCTGCCGCCGAAGGTCGCTGGCGTGAAGCCGCCGCCAGCGGGTGCGCCGCCGGTCTGCACATAGCTCTGGAATTCGACCAAGGCGGCAAACACGCCGTCCTTGACCATGCGGGAGCCTTCGGACAGGTCGCTGCCGCCGCCGAAGCCGTCACCGAACGCTGTCGGCTTGTAGCCGCTGCGCGGATTGACATTGCGCGGTTGCATGAAGTTCTTGAGCGCATCGCCTGCGGGCACGTCCGGCGTTGGCGCGCTCGGTGGTCTGTAGCCGCTCCTCGGGTTCAAGTTCGGCTGGTAGTCGTAGCCGGGAACGATCTTCCCCAGCAGCGTGCCCTTGCCGGACGGCCCTTGCGCGAACTTGAACCACGCCCTGTCAATCGCCTCGATCTTTTCGAGCACAGTGGTGAGAGCGTCGATTGTCTTCGTGAGACCCGGAAACAGTTGAACGCCGGTCGTGGTGACCAGATGGTTCCACGCCTCGCCAAGATCGATCAGGCTGTCGGCGAACTTCTGCGCCTTCTCCTGATCCTCTTTGGAGACCGGCTTAATCTTGGCTTGCGCAGTGGTGAACTGCTCATAGCTCAATCGCGCTTTGTCGGCACCGAGACCGATCTGGTCGAAGAACATCCGCGCCTTGAAGCCGGACGGCTCAGCCTTCTGCAGTTGCTCCTTGAAGTCGAAGGCGACCTTCATCTTCTCGGCTTGCGTGGTCGCCGCCTGCATGCGCTGCACGATGGGACCAGCGCCCATCGCATAGAGTTCGTCGCGCGCACCGCCGATGTTGTAGCGCAGGCCATCGGTGGTCTTCTTGAACGCCTCCATCCCCGACATCATGGATTGCGCCGACACACCCGCCTTCTGTGCCGTCACCTGCCACGCGCGCAGATCGCGCTCGCTGATCCCCAGTTCTTTGCTGGCATACTTGAGTTGGACAACGCGCTTCGATGCGTCGGCCAGCGTTCGCCCAAGCTGGCCGAGTGCGAGACCGACACCGGCAGCACCGAAGCCGAGAGCGCCCAGCGCCGGGACCGCCGACGTTATCTCGCGGCCCACTGTCTTGACCGTGGTCCCCAACCGGGCGAATTCGGTGTTGATGGTCTTGATGCCGGGCGCACCGCGCTGGCCGACGATGCCGATCTCGCGCCCGATCTTGCGTAGCTCGGCCAGCGCTTGTTCGCTGACCACCGTCGCCCGCATCCTCAGGACATCATCGACCATGGCTACCGTCTCATTGTTGAGGTCGCTTCGGTTGTGCGACCTCCAGCAATCGTTCGGTCCACATCAGGTGCTGATGAACATCCTCCAGCGGCATCGCCAGAGTTTCACCCGGATTAAGCCCGTAAGCTTTCGCCAAGCGATAGCAGGCTAAAACTGCATCGCCTGTGCGCCCGGAGGGAAAAAACCCATCAGCGCGTGCGCGCATGTTGACCAATCCTCCGCGTCCATTGATGCGATTGTCGATGGCGGCACCGCCGCGAGCAGTGACATCATCTGCCCCATCGCTGGCGGGTTCGGGCGCACTTGTCCCGTGGACCAGTCGATGTGGATCGGATAGTCGTCGCCGATGGCCATGATGTCCTTGCCGGTCGGCCGCCGAAACTTCATCTCGTTGAGCGTTTCGCCATGCGCCTGCACTGGCACCGCCAGCTTGATCACGACTTCCTTCGGCCGCTCCTTGGCCGGAGCCGCTTCCGTCTGCACCACCTCTGGCCTCCGCGCCGCGTTCTCGCCCGCCATCGCTTCCGCTCCTGTTAGCTGATTTCGTCGCAAGACACGCCTTCGAAGCGGACCCGAAACTGTCCGTCGTGCGTGTTGATCTCGACCGGGCCCTTGTGCCAAGCGTTGCGCAGCACGTAGGTCTTGCCGTTGATCAGGTCGGCCTGGATGGTGGCGTCGATGATGCTCTCGATGAACTCGGTGCTGATTTCAGGCAGCGTCGAGATGTCGCCCTCGATGTAGGGGACGCGCGGCAGCTCTTGATAGCCGTGCACGTAGTCCTGACCAGCGATGCCGGTGCGCTCCATCGGCGAGGACGAGACGGTCAGGTTTCCCTTGAGTGGATACTGGTCCCCGTTGACTTTCAGATACGCCGTACCTGCAATCGGTCCTTGCGGCATGGTCCTCTCCAGCGTCGAGATGAACGATGCGCAAGAGAAGTCACTACGCGGCGCGGTGCGGAACGCTCAGAACGTCAGGAAACGCCAACGCCCGTCGCGGTTTCCTTGGCGGCCTTTGTCAGGACGCACTAGCTGCCAGTTGACAATCCAAGTGCACGATGGCATGCCTTACCGCAGCAAATATGGAAAGTATTGGAGAGCAGATATTGACGGCGGACCCCGCGCAGCCCTCGATTAGTGATGAGGAGATTGAGAGCCTTGAGGCGCTGTTTGATGCCCTCAAGCCCTTCTTCGAAATGGAGCACGCTGTGCTGCCCGCAGCCTATATCCGGGCGTTCATCTTGGTTGGCAAGAAGGAAGGACTAAGCGTCTCTGAGTACGCGCAGCAACTCCAGATCAGCCCGACCGTGATGACGCGCAACCTGCTCGACATCGGGGACCGCAACCGCCAGCGGGAAAAGGGGTTCCAATTGATCACCCAAGAGCGCGATCCGTACGACCTCCGGAAACACCGAGCCCGCCTGACACCCAGGGGCCGCAAGTTGGCGCACGACATCAACGTGACCCTCAGGCGCTTACGGAAGAAGTGATGTCGGACGAATTCCATTCGAGATGCATGCAACGATCAGCCCGCTCATTAGGCTCGACCGCTGGCGCAGATCGCGATGCCGTCCCGCAGCGCGACCTTCTGGAAACACCCGATCGCTGAGGATGGGCAGGCGTTGACCACATTGATGCCGTGCGCGGTGAGATACGGCACATAGACGCGGAAGTGTTCCGCCCAGGCAGACCAACGCCCCTCGTAGTCGAAGCCGAACAGCACGATCTGCTTGGCGCGCTTGTGGATGCAGATTTGCATCGCGCCGAAGTCGCTGCAGCCGCCGCCGTAGATCACGCCTGGATCGTCGGACAGCCCTTGGCCGTCGAGCCGCTTCAGATAGGTGATGTTCTTCGATGGCGGCATGGCGCCCGCGAGCTGATCCTCCCGCTCCGCGAGATAGACCCGGCTCTGCACGCTGGCGAGCTTGTCTTGGCTCCCGTTGAAGTCGAGACCGAAGGCCGCGTCGGCCCAGGGGATGTCGAAGATCGAAGTCCTGACTGCGAGCACGTGGGCGCCACGCAGCTCCTCATAGTTGAGGTCGAGGAGCGAAGGCCCGCCGCCGATCACGGCGACGGGTTTGTCATCCCAGAACGGCTTGTTGATCTTGCCGTACATCGTTCGCCTCCGCTTATAGAAGCGGCGCGCACCTTGCCCGAGTGCGCGCCGCCAATGTCGCTAGAGGGCGATGGCCTGATCGATGCCCCTGTTATATTGCAGCCTGAACTGCGCCAGCACCGCGAAGATGCGGAGCTGGTTGATCAGGTCCGGCGGGTACAGCACGTTAACGCGGTTGGGATCATCAGGCGCGCGCTCCACGATCAGGTTCTGCTTGAACGCTACCGCATTCTCGACCAGCCCGATGAACTCATCGGCGCGATACTGCGCGATCAGCTCGGCCTTGATCACCTTCGGCGTCACGATGGCCTGACCGGCTCCGAACCGGGTGCCGTCATCGGCCAGCTTGTGCCTCGGATATTTCGAGGTGATGGCATGGCGCTGCCTGCGGAACAGCGCCGCCAGCGTGGCGAGCGTCGGCACCAGCTCGTAGGCGTCATCGCCCTGACCGTACAGGTTCTTCTGGTAGGTCGTGCTTTCCCGCTTGATCGCCGGGATGCCGTCCGCGTTGATGCCCTGCGTTGCGATGCCGACGCCGGACAGGTCGTTGCACTGCTTCATGGTGAAGCGCTGGTGCTTCGGCGCGGGCAGGCAGCCCTCCATCGGCAGCGTCTGCAGTGGACGCGCCGGGTCGTTGAGCAGGGCGCGGGCGGCCTTCGCGGTGTAGGCCGCAGCCCAGCACCATGTCGGCGTCGGCGAGTTGCCCTCGACGCCCATGATCGACAGGACGCCGGAGTTGTTGCTCGGCCCGTACTCCAGCAGATCGCTGTAGCCGGTCTGATCGTCAACATCGGCGGCACCCATCTTCGCCGCGAAGACGTGACCGTAGAGCTGACGCATCCAGCCCCAGCGCCCGTTGTCGCCGAAGCCGTACTCGGCGTCCAGCAGCGCCAGCGAGGTGCTGTCGGTGAAGCCGCTGGCGACGTACTCATAGATTTCGTCGCCAAGGTTCGTGATCGCCTGTGAGATGTCGGGCGAGCCCGTGCCGCCGGTCAGCTTATTCCCGGCCAACGTGATGACCAGGCCGACCGGCACCTGTTCTGCCGCGAGCAGGCCGCCATAGGCCATGCGCACGTCGATGTCGTTGCCCTCGACGCCCTTCCACTTGCAGGTCAGCGTCACCACCCCGGCTGCGGCGACGGCTTCCACCGGCATCGACAGATCGGCGTTGATGGCGTCGGCGATCTTGGTCGCGACGGCATCGACGGCTTCAGCGGCAGCAACGAACACCTGCACGCGGCGGCCTGCGACATAGACCGGCAGCGTGCCTGCGGAAGTCGATGCAGTGGTGACGGTGATGGTGCCGGTGGCTGCGACACCTGCCGCCGCCTCGGCAATGGGGGCCACCCACAGCTCCTGCGCGTAGTTGTTCTTCATGAAGATTTCGACCATGCCGTCCAGCATGGAGCCGTAGCCGAACAGCTTGCGCGCGTCGGCCTGCGACGGCACCGGGATCGGCACATCAGGGAGCGCCGTGCCGTCTGCCGACATGGTGCCGATCAGGAGCGAGGTCAGCCGCGAGCGCGGGTAGCCTGCCATGCTCGGGTCCACCTCGACCCAATACAGCGGCATCCGCCAGTTTTGCGGAATTGAATTGAATGACACGGGCATCGGCGCGGTCTCCTTCAGCCAGCGGTGATGCGGGCAGCGCCCGCTTTAGGGTGTCGTCTCGATGTCGTAGACGCGCTCGATCTGCGGCGTGCCGCTATCGACATGCTCCCTGTAGGGGAACTCCGTGGTGACGTGCACGACCTTGAGGTCGTCTGGCACGCGCGGCGGGAAGCGGCTGGAAAACTCCAGCGACATCTCCACCCTGATTTCGTATAGCGTTGTCTCGCCAGCTTTGGCGAACTGCGCCACGCGGTCCATCTCGGTGACGCCCTCGGTCAGGTTCACGAAATGCGGATCGCTGAGCAGCACGTCGTCGAGCTCACTCATCATTTCTTCCAGCGCCGGTAGATCGGTCTGCTTGTCGGTCTCGACATGCACGCCACCGGAGAAGCCCAGCGTCATGAGGTGCTTGAAGTGCGGTTCGGTGTGGTTGGCGTGACCGTCCTGCAAGCGGCGCTCGCGCAACAGGTAGACACCAAGGATCGGCAGATCGCCGGGCTGCACCTGGAGCATCGGCGTCAGGCGATAGGTCTTGAAGCGGGGGCCGAAGTAAATCTTAGCCAGCTCCATCGCCTTCAGTTGCACCTGGCTGGCGTAGTGGCTCATGACAGCGGCTCCTTGGAGCGGAGCAGCAGCGTCGCGCCGCCTTGCCCGTCCTCGTCGCTGTCGCCGACCCAATACTGCTGGCCGAACGCTGGATGCCTGATGTCGATGATGGTGATCAGATCGCCCTGGTCCGGGGGGATCACGAAGTCCCACGGCCGAATGCCAAGCGAGACTTCGTGGTCGGAGAAGATGATGCCATCCTGCATTTCAACGTCGAGGTCGCGCTTGTTGTAGACGCCGTTCGCCTCATAGGCAGGCTGACCCGGCTGCGTCACCAGCGGGGTGACGCTGACCTTGATCTGAAAGATGTCGCCCGCTGGCTTCAGCACCAGCGCATCGAAGTCGATCATGTGCTGCCCCGAATAAAACCCGGCGCTGGACTGCACCGGGTCAAGTCTCGGAAGGTTAGGAGAACGTGCCCTTCTGCAACGCCAGCGGACGCGAACAGAAGTTGAGCGCGTTCATCTGTGTGTCGAGATGCACGCCCTTGTCGTTCGGCATTGCGTACTGTTTGACGTAGCGCTCCTTGCCCATCGTGTTCACGGTCTCGATGTAGTCGGCAGGCGCGAACACCGTGGGGAACAGGTTCGGCACGCCGGTCGGATAGAAGTACGCCTGATTGGTTTCGACCATCGGAGCCGAGGCTGCACCTGCGACCGACGCATAACCGCGATAGTTCGTCCACAGGATGCCGCCGAACACGAAAGATCCCCATGAAAGCCCGGCTGCGCTGATGTACTGGTTGCGCAACTCGGCGGCGTCCTGCGTCTGCAGATAGGTCGCACGGACTTCCGGCGACATAATCAGCGCGTCGAAGAACGCATCGCCGCAGATCGCCTCAACGCCCGAGAAAGACTGGCCGTCGAGGTTCGCGGCGATGGTGCGGATCAGTGCCGCGCACTGCTGCCTGACCGCGCCCGTTGCCGGGTTGGCGCTGAAGACGAAGTTGATCGCCACGGGCGGGGTGAGGCTGTACTCGGTGAAGAGGTTGAGTTGCTGGCCGTCAGCGTAGGTGATGATGCCCTTGATCGCGCCGACGCGGGCGTGCTCCTTCGTGTACTCCAGCGACTGGCCTGCGGTCTGCATCCGCTCGGCAACCTTGGTCATCACGCTTTCGGCCCCGGTCTCCTCGCCGAACGGGCGCACGCCTTGTACTTCCTCAGCCATGATGGCGTCGTTGATTTCGAAGTGCGGCACGCCCAGCATGCGCATCGCTCGCCGGGGCTTTGCAATCGTCACACCCGGTGCGCCGCGCGGCGTCGGTGCGACCAGCGACAGGACGTTGTTCTTCTCCTCGATGGCGATGGCGGTCGTCGCCACGCTTGTCTCGGTGAACAGTCCCTTGCTGCTGATGTAGCCGGGGATGAATTTCAGATTATTGATGGCGATTGTAAGCGGCACCACGCCGAAGGCATCGCCGCGAAATACGTCAAGCATATCCGTGATCCTTATTAAGCTGCCTGTCGGCGAGCGGTTGATGGGATCGCCCGACTACCGGGCGATGATGCCCTTGGTCGCGAGCGTCTGCATGCCGATGATCTGCTCGGGTGTCGTAATCGCGCCCCAAGTAATCAGGTTCTTGTTCACCTCGGCATCGGCCACGATGAGTGCGGTGCGCAGACCCTCGCCGGGGATGGTGCCGCCCGCATAGATGCAGAGCGCTTCGCAGTCCGCGCCAGCCGCAGCCGGAACGTAGGTCGCCGGTTGCGTGGCGGTTGCCGGTGCCGTCTTCCTCACCGGCATGCCGACATAGATCGTCGCCGGGTCAGCGAAGTAACCGGCACCGCGCGAGCGCTGACCGTTCGCTTCCGACAAGATGAATTCCGCGCTGTGATGCGGCTCAGTCAGGACGGGGAAGTGCGGCACGGTCGCAGCGAACGGGCTGACTTCGGCTGCGAGTTCTTCCGGGGTGAGTTTGGCGCGGCGATCGGCTTCCTTCGCCTGCTCCAATGCAGTCTGGTTCTCCCGCGCGATGCGCTCTTCGTTCGCCTTGAATTCGTCCTCGCGAGCCTTCTGCTCGCGCTCATGCACCGCACGGCGACCCTCGGCGGCTTTCTTCTGCGCGTCAGCCACACTCTGATCGACGCCGCTGTCCTTGGTCGCGCTGCTCTTCGGCGTCCGGCGCTCGCGCTCGTTGTCGGCATTCTTGATCTCGTGGTCAGTCATTGCGGAACTCCTTCTCTCTTCGGGTGAGCCTTACTTCTCGAGGCGAGCGTTGAGCTTGTCTGTGATCTTTGCCCACGCCGTTGCAGGGGCTGCCGTTGGCGGCACCAACGGGTGCTGCGGCATGATCTGCGGCTCAGCGGCGCGCAGCTCCAGCAACTCCCTGCGGACCTGCTCGATCGGCGTGCTCGCGCGAACGTAAGCGCCGACGCGCTGCGGCTGCTGCGCCAGCGTGCAGAGGTCAGTGACGCTTGCGACGTACTGCCGATGCTCATCGACGCCCTGCTGCTTGGCCGCGTCGAGCGTGATCACCTTCGCAGTCGCTGCCGCCGGAGCTGGCGGCGTCTCTGGAGCAGGGGGCGTGGCAGGCGGTGCCGGAGGGGCTACCGGCGGCTCCTCCGGCACCTCAGGCTCCGTTGCCGGGGAAGGCGGGTCGCCCGGCTGGTCACCTGTCTCGGCGCGGAAGCGATCGGCTGCCGCCCTGGGCAGAAGCCGCAAGGAGAACTTCGCGGCCATCCTTTTCTCTGAGGTGACTTCGTCGGCGAAGCCCCAGTCCTTCGCTTCGGCTGCATCCATCAGCCGGTCCTCTTTCATCAGTGCCTTGACCTTGGCCGTCGTTGATTTGGCGCGCGCCACGTAGGTCGCGGTCAGCGACTTGTCGATGCGGTCCAGGTCGTCGGCCATTGCGCGCATGTCGTCGGCGTTTCCCAGCGAGATGCCGGATGCGCCATGGATCAGCAGGAACGAATTGCTCGGCATCACGATCTTGTCGGCAGCCATCGCGATGAACGAGGCGGCTGAAGCGGCGATACCGTCCACTTGCGCGGTGACCGTGGCTTTGTGGTTCTTCAGCGCGTTGTGGATCGCAACGCCGTCGAATACGTCACCGCCGGGTGAGTTAATACGCAACGTGATGGCATCGACATCGCCCAGCGCGGTCAGGTCGTCCAGAAACTGCTTGGCGCTGACGGTGTCCTCGCCCCACCACGACTTGCCGATCTCGTCGTAGATGACGATCTCGGCGGTCTTGTCGTCGGCCTTCATCGTGAACCACTGGCGCATGGCGTCCTCCTTCATGCCGCGTCGGAGGCTGCGGCCTCGTCGGCTTGTTCCTGTGCTGCTTGATCGGCGGCATCCGCGGCGTCTTGCGCGGCTTGATCCGCTGCTGCCTGATCGCCGGGCTGGGTAGCCGCCGCGTAGACCACCGGGAAAGTGAGATCGAAGCTTTCCTCGCGCGCCTTGTCTGCAGCAATGCGCCGATCGTTCTCCTCCGGATCGTTGCCCTCGGCTTCGACCACGTCGCTGCGGCTCTTGAAGCCCGCATCGACTGCGAGTTTTTCGGCCTGCCGGTCCTTGAGCGGATCGACCCAATCATTGCGCTGCGGTATCCATTTCGCGCGTTGATAAGATGATTGCTGCGCAAGGTAGGCGGACGCATCGAGGGGGATCGCCTGCGCCAGCACTGCCGTGTTCATCCAGCGCTTCCAGATCGGCATGCACATCTGGGAAACGATGATGTTGTGCTGGAACTGCTCGAGCTTGCGCCGAAACTCGACAATCGAGCCGCGCAACGATGAATAGTTGGCGCGGCGCAGATCGGACGTGCCGACCGAATAGGGGATGCCGAGTGCCGCGAACAGCGCAAGCTGCTGGCGATACTGATATGCCTCGTATGATCCGCCGACGTCGGCGGGCTCGGAGAACTTGATGTCCTCTCCCGGCAGCAGTGTCTGCATGGTGCCAGGTTCAAGACCGCTCAGCCCGATGTTGTCCTGCGGTGCGCTGGTGTCGGTGCCGTCGATCGGGATCACGTCCTCCGGCGTCGGCGTGGTGATGAAGCCCGCGAACATCGCGGAGATGCGCTTCCGCTCCAGCTCGGCGTCGTCGTACTGGTCGAGCAGGAACATCCGCACGAGCGCGGGCGTGATCAGCGGGACGCCGCGCATCTGGCCTGGCCGGGTGCACTTGAAGACGTGCAGCACGTCGGATGCCGGGACGCGCACCGGCTGCAGCGAGCCGGTGATCTCGATCGGCGCGTCGCCGGGATGGACCGGATAGAACCAGTAGGCGGCGCGCTTGCCCAACAGGTCCAGCTCGATGCCGTTCATGATCCAGTTGCCGTTGGGCGCCTGCATGTTCAGCCAGTACGGGCACATCTCGCTTTCGAGCAGTTGCAACTGGAGCGGCACGGCGTAGCCGTCCTCGATCCGGCGGCTGCGGAAGCGGATGAAGCACTCGCCAGCTTCGAACAGGGCGCGCGCGACAATCGTCTGCATGCCGTACAGATCGGCCAGCCCATCGGCATCGGCGTCGTCGGTCCAGTCGAGCCAGAGCTGCATGATGGTGTCGCGCAGCTCGGCGTTCTCGGTCAGGAGCGAGGACGGCTTGATGCCGGTGCCGATCAGGTTGGCGACGAAGCTCTCGCAGGCCGCGTTGGCGTGCGGGTTGTTGCGCAGTGCATCGCGCGCGCGAGCCCGCAGCAGGGCGCCGGTCGAGGACAGGATCGTGTTGGTGGTGTACTGCGTCGGCTGCCAGCTCTTCAGTCGGCGCCGCTGGGCGCCGCCGTCATAGTAATTGCTGGCGCGCTTGCTGGTGCTCGATATGAACCGGCCCAGAATTCCCTCCGACAGGATGTCGCGGAAGGCACCCATCTCACAGCCCCTTGTCGGCTTGAGTGGTCATCCTGATCTGGCGAATGCGCCCGCCCATGCCCAAGGCATCGGCAAGGTCTTCTTCGAGGCCGGAGAGGATTTGCCGCAGCTCGGCCAGGGTGCGGAATTCGGTGCGCTTGTCGCCATAGGCGGCGCTGTTGACGCCGGAGACGATGAGCGTCTTCAACGCAGTGATCTGCGAGACGATCTCTTCCAGCGTGGCCTTGGCTTGGCGGCGGCGCGGATCGAGCGCGCGCGCCAGCGCAAGCTGCTGCGCGCTCGACAACTCTGCACGGGGTTGGTCTGCTGACACGGCACGGAGCCACTAGGCTCCGAGATAGCTCGATCTGACGATGCGCCTGATCCTGCGACCGCGCGATATTGCGGGAGGAACGGGTGGCGCTTCGCGAGCGCTCTCTACCTCGGATGGGGCTTCCGGCTGCGTGCCAACGCCATCCTTATTCCTGTCATGACTTTTTTGCAATGGGATGCGCTGCACGTTGAGCAGGTAGCCCGCCGCCGCCTGCATCGCCTCGCAATCAAAGAAATGATTGTCGCGTGAGCGCTGCACCCATTCGACCCTGCCGGTCGGCTGCTTAAGTCGGGCTTCGCTGACGAGCTGGTGGCAGTAATCGTCATCGACATTCTTGAACACATGCCAGCCGCCGATGTGACCCTCGGGCCAGCGCAGCCGCTCATGCACCCAGCTTTTCCAGTGATCGGTGTCCAGGCGGACCAGCTCCAGGCCGTACTTGGCCGCGCGCCCGTCCTTGCGGCTGACCTCGAGCTTGGAAAAGATAAGCGGCGTGCGCATCGGCGAGCTGCTGCCCTTGGTCGGCCGGACCCGGCGCATGAAGCGGCGGCAGAATTCGTAGACCCGGTTGAGCGGCAGCGTGTCGGTCTTACCGGGTCGGAAGCCGCTGTCCACGAAGGTGAGCCGGATCGGCAATCCGTCGATCGGCTGCGACACCAGATCCCCGAGCGCGGTCCAGATTTCCTCTTCGGAAGTGTCGCCACGGAGATAGCCGTAATTGATCAGCCACGATGTCGCGCGTGCGCCCCAGCCGCGGATCACCCAGGGGATCGACTGCCGCTGCACATCGCACGTGAGGGTCAGATAGAGCACATCGTCGGGCACCTCGCCACGTTTGTAGGTGGCCTGCTGCGACTTGGTCTTGATTTCCATCCATTCGGGCACCTCGCCGCCGCCGGGTGAGTACAGCTCGCCGAAGCCTGCGTTGATCGCCTGCTGCACCATGGCGGGGTCGCCGCTCTGCTGCGCCTCGACTAGCACCGCGACGCGCTCGCCGAAGCTGACGAACGGCGACGCCAGCCCACTGACCCAGAACGAAGCCGCCATGGTGTCAGGCGGCGCGCCGTGGACGTTGCCGCCCTTGTCGATGGTCTGCCCAGGCGCGACATAGCGACCACGCGCGTTCATCTCGGTCTTGTGGTGGTCCTCGATGACGCCATGGCAGCGGGGGCATTCGAGGAAGGTCTCGCGCGCGGCTTCAAGCGGCGTGGCCTTGAGCGCGAAGCGCAACAGGTCGAAGCGCGGCACAAAGTATTCGTCGCAATGCGGGCACGGCCAGCACCAGTGATACCGGGTGCCCTGTTGCCAGAGCTGCCAGATGGGGCTTTCGATGTCCTCGGCCACCGCGACCTCCCAGAAAAACAGGCCGCTGGTCTCGTCCTTGACCGTGGCCAACCTGCCGCGCTTCGGCGTCGAGGTGACGACACAGACGAAGTCTGCATAGGTGTCGCCGCGTCGCTCGACCAGTCCGAGCGGGCCGCCCTGGTGGTTCACGTTGTTCCTCATCTCGTCGTACTCATCGACGAGCGCGAGTGCGGCGGGATCGGATTTCAACGCGGTCGAGGACCCGGCATGCGCCAATCGAAACGGGACGCCCCCGACGACCTTGCGCGTTTTGGTCATGCGCTTGCCGCGCGCGACCTTCGCGGTGAGCGTGGGCGCCTCGTCGAGTAGCGCCATGACGCGGGGCTCGAACTGCTCGCTCAGGAATTGCTTGTTTGGCCCGACATACAGGATCGGGGCCGGGCGCTGGTCGAGGCGCTGCCCGACGACGTCGAGTATCATTTCGGTCTTGCCGGTCTGCGCTCCGAAAGCGAGCACGATGCGCTTGTATTCGGCCGACGCGATGAGGCTCGACGGCATGACGATATAGGGCGTCAAGAGAGGATCACGCGGTCCCGGTATTGCCGCCGTGCGCGGGTAAATGCGGTTCTCCGCTGCCCAAACGTCCGGGGTCACTTCCTTGGACGGGACCAGCAGCAGCGCTGCGCGCGCCCAGAAGGTTTGCCTTTTCGTTGAAAGCATCCGCAAGGCGATGGAGGATGTCATTGAGCGCCTGATCTATCGTTCGGCGGAAGGTTAGGTCGCGCGTGACGCGGGCCGCCAGCCCTGCCATTTCGGAGCGGAAGCTGCCGACCATCTCATCCACGAGGCCGTTCACGTCCTCGATCTCGACCAGCCGCTTCTCGTTCTCCAGATTGCGTAATTCGATTTCGCGAGCGCGGGCATCGCGCACCCGGCTGTCGGCGGCACTCTTGCTGCTGCGACGTTCGCTGTCACGCAGAAAGCGGATCAAGGCGCGGACGCCTGCGATGAACGGGATCATTCCGCGCCCGCCGCGAGGCAATGACCCCTCTCGCTGGAGCTGGCGAATATAGGTTGCCGTGTAGTCAGCGAATGCCGCGAACTCGGTGACGGAGACAAACCGATCGCCCGCGGGCGGCTGGTCGTCGCCGATGTCTTCTTCGTTGCTCACCGCACGCCCAGGAATTTGTGGGTCTGAACGCTGATGCGCCACCGGTTCTGGCGGGCCGCCTCCATGCAAAGCTCGGTGGCTTTCTTGCTCATCGATAGCGGCTGCAACCAGACCAGCGCCGGACCATGCAAGCGGACCAGGGCGAGCAGCTCCTCGACATCGGCTGGCTTGCCGATCGGCATCTTGATTTCGTTGGCGCGTTGCCACGCCTCGGCCTGGAAGGTCTTGCCGCCGGGCATGTTGAGCTTAGGCGAGACGGTGACCCAGGCGCGGGGGTCGATACGGATCGGCTCGGTGCCGCTGGTCTCGACCTGCACCGTCCAGCCGTCGGCGATCATGCGGCCCGACAATTCGGTGAGGTCATACATGCACGGCTCGCCGCCGGTCAGGACCAGATGCCGGGATTGGGATTGCGACAGGGTCTGCACCAGTTCATCGATCGACACGGCGGCAAAGCTCGGGCTTGGCTCGATCTTCCCCAGGATGATGGCGAGCGGATCGGGCGGCGCGTGGTTCAGTTCCCAGGTGTATTTGGTGTCGCACCAGGGGCAGCCGACATCGCAACCCTGCAGCCGGACAAAGGTCGAGGGCATGCCGGTGAACGTGGCCTCGCCCTGGACGGTTTCGAACAGCTCGTTGACCGGGAGCATCAGATCGCTGCTTCGCATGAGCATTTGCGGGTCTCATCGACTACGACGCGGACCAAGCGGACGGTCGGGGGCAAGACCTGGGGGCCGACGACGGTCAGGAGATGCGCCGCGATGTTCTCGGCGGTCGGGTTGAACGGGACGGTGACGATCGACGGCTCGATCACCAGCAGTGCGGGCAGGAGCGGGTCGCGATGCCAGAGCACCATGCGATGGTCCCAGTTATCTTCGAGCCACTGGCAGAGGGTGGACTTGATGACGCCGAAGTCAATGATGCGGCCCAGGTGATCGAGGGCATCGGCCTCGCAGTGGAAGTGCACGCGATAGTTATGGCCATGCAGAAACTGGCACTTGCCCTCGTGATCGACGACGCGGTGACCGCATGAGATGTCGTGATACCGGGTGGCGCGGATTATTGGCATCGGAAGCCCTTCGCTTGGATGAGCGACAGCACCTCGGCGCGGGCGGCCGGGCCGTCGCGGAAGATGCCGCGCATCACGGATGTGGTCATGGTGGTTCCGTCTTCCTTCACGCCGCGTCATGTCATGCAAGAGTGGCGTGCGCTGAGCACAACGGCAAGGCCACGCGGCGCGATGATGCGCTCGACCTCGTCGGCGAGCTGCATGATGGCCTCTTCCTGTATCTGAGGGCGGGACAAAATCCAGTTGGCGATGCGCGAGAACTTCGAGATGCCGATGACGCGCTCGCCAGGAATGACGCCGAACCAGACCTCGCCCTCGATCGGGCAGAGATGATGCGAGCACGCTGATCGAACGGTGATCGGGCCGACAACGTAAATCTCATCCATCGATCTGACGTTCGGAAAGTCGGTGCACGTCGGCGGTGGCAGATAGCGCCCAGCAAACACCTCATGCACGAACATTTTTGCGAGGCGCTTTGCGGTGCCCCGCGTGTTGTGATCGTTCTCGGTGTCGATCACCAGGGCGTCGAGCATCGCACCAGCGCAGCGCTCGACCTCGCCCTCGATGGCGGCGAGATCGCCGGGCAGCAGGGCGTCGAAAATGTTGTCGTTGGCCAGATAGGTCCGGCCCCCTGATTTGAGCCGATTTCGGACGGTCTCACCCGGCTTGGGGATCAGCTGAGCAAGTTTCTGCTGATCTTTCAATGGATTAGCCTGCATTTTCTATCGTTGTCTGTGGTTGCATAGCCATCTAGCGTCCCGGTTGGCGAGCAATTCCGCGCGCCCGGATAATCCGAAAAAAGGACTGAACAATGAACTTCGAAACCAGCAAAGAGCCCGTCTCCGTCACCAGCGAAAATGGCGACGCCCTGGTCCCCGGCACGGAAGCACGCGCCGCCGCCGATAAGGAAGCGAAGGCAACCGGCAAGCCGGTGACCATCCGACACGCAGTCACCGACAAGGTGCTCGCGACCGTGAAGCCGCCGAAGGCCAAGGTTGTGAAGAAGGCGGCGGCGAAGAAGAAAACGAAGCCAGCGAAGAAGGCCACGGCAGCGCCCGCTAAGAAGAAGAAGGCCGCCGCGACCAAGCGCGACAGCGACAAGCCCAGCGGGATGCCCGCTGAGCTTGTGAAGCTAGCACTGCGCGCGAGCGGCGTCACGCCCGCCCAGCTCAATGAGCATTCCAAGTGGAAGGGCGCACCGTGGAAATGGTTCTTCTCTAATCCGAAGAAGACCGGTGTCGCTGATCGCTTTGGCTACAAGCTGAAGGTCGAGCGCGATGGTCGCGCCGTGACCTACTTCCTGACCGCGAAGTAAACAAAACAAACTGTGCAAGGACAAACACCAACGACACGCGACCAACATCACCATGGCAAAATTCAAACTTGAGTTCACAGCCGACAATGCGGCGTTCGATGACCAGCCCGCGACCGAGATTGCGCGCATCCTGCGCAAGGTCGCTGACGTGGTCGTGCAGAACGGCGATTTAGACGGCATCGTTGTGGACATGAACGGCAACGTAGTCGGCTCCTACAGCCTGACGAAGGCGAAGGGGGTGCGGCGATGAGCGGCTACCGCCTCATGAGAAGCGACTGCGATCGCCTCGGGGTTCGCGAATGCGAACTGCACAAGTACTCGGCCGAGGCTTCCACCCTCGGCATCCGTGTCGGCGAGTGGCCGACGCGGATCGAGACCGACCTGGGCAACGGGATGCCCTTCATTCTGAGCCACTCCAAATCGCAACACGGCGACTTGCTGTGGGTGACCTGCAGCCAAGCGAACGGCTGCATCTCTCTTCGCATCTACAACGACTGAAAAGGAAATTCGCAATGTCGAAACTAACTCACGCCGATCTCAGGCAGTTCACCGGCAGCGAGCAGGTGTTCCGCCACAGCCTTATGCGCAGCATGACCTACACCGAAGGCGTGCAATATCTCGCCGAGAGCGGCGGCGCCTATTGGCTGATCGACAAGGTGGCCTGCTTGCAGCTCGAACCGAAGGTGAAAGCCGAGGACTTCCAATCGTGGAAGCTGAAGGTCGCCCAGGATCGGACCGCCGTGCTGACCTGCGATGACGGCAACGGCAACATTGTCCATTCCGAACGGCTCGACCGGACTGACTTCCCGCTCGATGAAGTCGATCTGTGGGTCGAGGGCAACGTGATCCTACTGCCGAGCGAGCACTAAGATGAAATGGATCGTTATCGCCGCCTGTCCTGTAGGGCCGGTGAATAACCCCGGCCAGATACTGGCCATTATGTGTATGTTAAGCACATGTTACGCGGCCTTCTGCAATCGCTTCCCTGCTGCAAGTGCCTTCGTCAGCACGTCGCTTGCGGAAGTCTCCTCGCGGCCGGTGAGGCAGCCAATCGCGAATGCCATTTTTGCCGCTTTGCCGGCGCTGGCGAACTCGCGAGCCCGCTCTAGGTGCACGCGCATGTCGTTGAGTATGCCGAGCTCGCTCTGAAGTTCTTTCAGGGCACGGTCGAGCTTACGCCCGGCTTTGCGGCCATCGCAACAGAGCGTCGCGAAGAATTCACGACCATATCGCACCTTTTTCACTGCAATCCGAAGTTTGTGACGCTTGCGCCAATCGAGCCGCTCAAGCTTGCGCCCCCGCTTGCTAACCTTGCGGATGCGGCGCGCGAGTTCGTCCTGCGCGAACGCACGCGCCGGGCGCTTCCTCAGCGCTTGCGTCAACGCATCGGTATCGTTGCGCCAGTCACCATCAAGCAGCCACAACGCGCAATCCAGCAATAGGCTGCGGAAACGCTCGCTTTCAGCCGCCGCTCTTGCAGTCGCAAAACCGGCACTGCGTGTTCTCTCGAGATCGTGCTCCAGGATCTCGAACTCTTGCCGGTCCGGATGCTCGGCGCGATATGGCGTCAGCGTTTTGCTGACGAACACATCGAAATCGCGCGCGGGACCGAGCTGTTCGGTAAGCCATTTCAGCTCTCGTTTCAGTCCCTTCACCTTGCGGTCATGCAGCATATCCTTGAACAACGATAGCGCCGCGCGCATCCGTCTCAAACCCACCCGCATCTGGTGAATGCCTTCAGGCTCCCCGTTCCGTACCGCGCCCTCGTTGCCCGCGATCTGGTGGAGACAGGCCAAGCCGACCGTGGCAAAGGCGTCTGCGACTGTGGCCTGTCGCGCTATCATGACCGGCTCAGCGAAGACAGGAGCATCCAGCGCGCCGTCGAGCAACGCATAGCCTAGCTCCGCCTTGGCGCGAACCGACAGCGTGACGGGTGCGATTTGCGCGAGTTTTCTCGCAAGCCGAGCGAGTTCGCTGCGATCACCATGTTTCAATTCGATCTCGATTTCGGCGAGGTCGAGCTTCGCATCCGCCGTGACCACGCAGCCTTGATCGAAGGCTAGCTCGATATCGCTGTCGCCAATATGCAAGGGAATGACGACGCGCTCCACGCGCGTCTCAAATATGGGCTTCAGCTGTTTCGTCAGCTTGGCCGTCAGGAGCGGCGCGAGCGCGGTGTCGCGGGCCAACTCCAGTTTGGGCTCGTCGCGGTCAATCTCCGTTTCCCATTCCTCGCGGGCGACCAGCGCGCTGGAGTTGGCTTTAATGGTCTGCAGCCGCTGTGCACCGGCCTTACGTACCCGCAGGCTGATGTCATGTTCGCGGAGTACGAAATCATTGGTATCAAAATATACCGAGGTGAGCTCTTGCTTGCGGCTGACATCGTTGGCCTGCTTCTTCAGCCACGGCAGCGCCATCGCCTGCTGCAGACCGCGCTTGGACGTGGCGAGCTTGAGTTCAATTTCCGCGCCCACGGTTCCTTCTCCTTACGATGTATCCAACTTAAACGGCTTAATCTCTCAAAGCTCTGGTAAGGCTGGACCGTCAGCCGCCACTAGGCGGCCTCCGGGCTAGTGAATATTGTTCAGTGGAAGTCGCAGCTCTGCGGCGCGCTCCTCTCGGTCCTTCTAACGGAACTCATTTTCCCGACGCTCGAAATCGAGCAATTCCTTTCGAGCCTCCTCTAAAAGGCGGTCACGCAGTACCAGCGTCATTTGTGTGCGTTCAGTCATTGCTTACCCCGTCCGCTGTGCCCCAGCGTATGGCAAAACTGGAGCTCCAAAAAGGTTCATTGGTGGAAGATTACGAATTTATGACGGCATCACCCGTCGAATGGCGCGCCTCTGATTGTCCTATTGGAGCGTCGGTTCGACCAGGACGAGTGACCCAAGCATCCTTTGGTCTCCAAAAATGGGTTTGTCCGCAGCGCGGACATTTGAGAGGAATTGCAATATCGGGCAAGGTTTCAAAACGACAGTCTCAGCGCCCAATCCGGTCGGACGGGCTGCCCCGCGATAGGACAGTGGATCAAAATATCTGGCATACGAATACTCTGTGAAAATCTTGCGCAGCTTACCGCTCGCTGCGGCTCCCACAACAAGCGTTGAGGGTCATTCGCTCGGTTCGGCCCTGAGCCGGTGACTTCCGGTCTACCCCGATCAACAGACTTCGCCAGACCGGCCCGCAGGTCTCAAGGAAAGCCCCGCTTCGGCGGGGGGTTATTATCTCTTGCCTCTTCCGCCCGCGATAAGCCCTGCGCTGCTTGCGGAGCTTATTCTCGCGGCGCGTGCTTCCGTTTTTGTGTTTGCTCATGCGGGTGCGACCTCGACCTGAGCGCCGCACTCGCCGTCTTCCGAGACGATGACGCTGACGGGCCGCTGATAGTGTTCGACGAGCGCGCTGCCGAGTTCACGGCCCAGCATCTCGCACGAATGCGAACCGAAATGTCCGTTGACACTAAAGGCCTCGAAGATGACGCGCGCCTCGTCCTGCAGATCGTGGAATTCGACCTCGCGATCGTCGTGCGCGACCTGCATGCGCACCTCGACGTGGAATAGATGGCGATGCCGATCAGCGAGATACGATCGCCCGGCGGGTGCGCCTGCCCAGCGATGGAAGCCCGCGAAGGTGAACCGGACAAAGATCGTGGCATCGCTCATGTAAGTGCTCCTGTCGGGTCAGCGCCGACCGCCTGCCGTGCTTCCTCGACGATCTGCTTCATTGTGCGCGTGACGAAATGCGCCTCATAGCCACACATGGTGCGAGCTGCCTCGTGGCCCATGGGTGCGCTGATAGGTTCGCTCGGCTGATAGTTGAAGCCAGAGCCGACATGCCAGCATCGCTTGTTGGCGACCGTGGCGAAGTGACGTCCCCAGCGAACGGCGGCGAGCCATGTCGAGCTGTCGCACGAATTGAGCGGCCATGCCGTGGTGAGTTCCGACGCGGTGAGGCCGAGCGCGTGTATCCAGAGCTTGGGATATTTGCGCCGCCGCTCCCAGGCGGTGGCGATCAAGCGCCGCCGGGTCTCCATGTCTGCCTGGACGACGTTGCCGAAGCAGATGCGATCGTACCGCTCGGCGAGGTAATCGAAGTAATCCCATCCGTCATTGAATGGGTGATAGACCGGGATCGGGCGCAGGCCCATCTCTTCGAGCTTGGTGCGGGTGTGGATTTTGTTGTCGCGCCCGCCCTGGTCGATCTCGATATAGCCCCAGACCCGATCGCCGATGCGGCGTGCAATCGCGACGTACCGGTCGAACAGTTGCGTGAAGTCGTCGATGTCGTCCGGCGCGAGGGACAATGCGCGGTCCATCGACATGCGGTGCGCGTGCGCGTGCCGGGTGGAGAGATTGTAGACCCCGCTGTCGATGAAGATGTCGGTCCCGGCTTCGATGAAGGTGTCGAGCATGCCGAAATGCTCGTCGGCGTGGATCTCATTGACGGCGACCAGCAGGTGCCGGTTGACGCGGTAGGCATGGGCGAGCGTCTTGGGCTCACTGGCGATGAAATAGATGGGCCATGCCTCCGGGTCCCAATTGCCGCCGGTCCTAATCATTGGTGATCCTGACGACGGAACCCGTGCCGTGAATGTCCTCGTACCGGTCGAGGATGTGGCCAGCGGTGTACTGGTCCGGCTGCACCAGCAACAGATCATACTTGTCGGCCTTCTCGCCGAAGGCGACGAACGGCCCAGGATAGGGGCAAAAGATGGTGGTGCCGGTCAGCAATGGTTTCCAGCGCTCCCATTCGACCATGACGCCGCAGCACAAGAGGTGATGACGGCGGCCCAGGCGATAATGGTCGCCGCGCTCGATGGAGTGGCGGGGATCGGCGATCGTGATCTCCAGCCGGGCGAGGAGGTCGCCTCGATTGTCGATCGTGCCCTGCAACGGATCGACCAATTGCTCGTCGTGAAACTGCCGGGCGGCGAGCATGCTGCCCAAATCCTTGTCGGAGAAGCCCAGGCGGTCGATCGGCATGTCGGTGAGCCGCAACGCCTCGACCTCCAGCTTCACAAGGTCGAGGTTCCACGTCGCCAGCTCGGGCAAACGGTTATCGACCAGCGCGTATGCGCGGATCATGGCTTCGGTCCAGCCGCATGCGACGATGACCGGCACCTCAAGCAAGTCCAGATGCTTCGCGGCGTCGAGCCTGCCGTGCCCTGCGATGATGGTGTCGTCCTCGGTGACGAGCAGCGGGACGGTGAAGCCGAATTGCGAGATCGACGCGGCGATCTGCTCGATCTGTGCGTCGGAGTGCAGCCGCGCATTGCGAGGCGATGGGATCAGCTCGTTGACCCTGCGTGTTTCGATGGTCCAGGCGGGGCCGCGAGCAGTTTTGACGCGTTCATCCATCAAGGTTTTCCCCGTTTTAGTGGAACGAAACCCCAAAAATCAAAATATGCGGAAAGCCTGCGATCCCCGGGAAGGCCGCTGAGATGCCCGAACTCCGGGCCGCGTCTGTAGCACAGGCACTGGAAAAACTCATGGGCCGGCGTGGCGGCCTCGCTTGCGCGGCTGGCCCAGTGCCCGGTAGCCGCGCGCAGGGCGGGCCGCTGGAGGGCTTTCCTGCGGCTTTGGCGGTGGCCGTGTCGATCACGCTGGCGACGTGCCTATGAGGCGACGGAAGCTCTCTTCAGCGGTTCTATCAACTCATGCGTTGAAAATGGCTTTGTCAAAAAGGCGATGCATCCAGAGCCGAGCGCTGCTTGGCGAACGGCAGGGTTCTCATTGCCTGTGATGAAGATAACCGGCACGGATACGCCTGCGGTTTTCAAATCACGTCTCAGATCGATGCCTGATCCGTCCGGCAGGTCGATGTCCAGGATAACGCAAGCCGCCTTCTCGATGGCGGGGTAGCTTCTGAAAGCCTCCCCGGATGAAAACGTGATGGGTTCGTAGGTGTGCGCTCGAAGGAGCCGCTGTACAGCCTTCAGCATTCCAGGGTCGTCATCCACGACTAGAACGATTTTTTGATCCTGCATCCCTGACTGTCACCGACGTGTCTCGGAGCCGAAAAAATTCGCCTGCGAATTGGCAACTCGGCAATATGGACTAATGACTTGCGGACAGGAAACCCTGCAAAGAAAAAGTATCTTGGAAATAAAACCCTCAGCGGCTGGGTGGGCAATCCTTTCTATGAGCTAGCCGCACCACGAAGCGGTCGCCGCTCCAAAGTTCAACATCATAGCCGTCGACTAGCTGCTTTGCCCAAACGATCGCGTCTTCGTCGCTTGCGCACACGAACGCTCGGTACGCGGTGAAATGGCCATCATGGCCGACCGTAAAGGCCCGATACTCGTTCACTTGGGTGGCTGTAGTCCGGGCGACGAAAGCCAGTCGCTGATGCGCGCGGCGGTTTCGGCCTGTCTCGCCCGACGTATCAAGTCATCGCGCCTGAAGCCTGGGGGCGTGCCCTTAGCCTCTTTACGTAGGCACTTTGCGAGGTCTTCAAGGCGCTGGTCCAGTGGCGTTTCTTGCTTAAAACGGCGTCTCTCCATGACGCGCTCCTTTCCCCATTTTTGGTGAAGCGCGAGGAGATTAACGCTTGTTTGGAAGGGCCGTCTGTCCGGTACCCGACCAGGCCACTGCCATTTTCAAACTAGGGCCAGCTATTCGTTGGCGACCCACTCTTCCAGAATACCGATCAGGTGCGACGGATCGTAAGGCTTGTGCAGGTACCGACCGCCCGCCGGCATGTCGTCATCGCGCAACCTGACGTGGCCGGAGGTGACAATGATCTTAACCTTCGGCCACCGGATGCTGATCAGATGGGCGAGTTTAAGACCGTCGATTGAGCCGGGCATCTGGACATCGGTGACGACAGCCCACACGTCACTTCGCGTTTCCAGTATTGAAATGGCCTCTACGGCACTCCCGGCCTCGACCGCGCTGAAGCCGGTCTCGTCGATCACTGAGACGGTCGTCCAACGAAACAATATCTCGTCCTCGACGACGAGCACGGCAGGTCGACCGCATGCTTCTCGCTGCATCATTTGACGCCTGTTTTTGTTGGGCATGAGACCCACGCCCTCGATGGGTGCGCCTCACCCATTTGTTATGTCGGATACCGGACAAAGTCGGTGCCTACGGGCGAACTTATGGGCCGACAATTCGTTCCGAAGTAATTGGGTGCAAAAGCAGGACTTCAGCGCTTATTTGACGAACCGTATCAGTCACGGTGACCAATCCGCGCGTGAAGACTGATCCCGACAGCGTCCGATATCGGACAAATAGCGCGACCGGGATGCGTAATAGTCCGACGGCATCGTCCGAATGTGCTATATTTTCGCTGCCTGCATACAAAGGTGCGGATGTCTCCTCAAATGCAGGTACCGGACCGACAAGGGCATTGTGCCGATCATAGTATCAGCCATTCCCGCGGAGCGCCCCCTCGGAGCGCGCATTCCATCCCCTGCGGTATCAGCGCCCGACCGATCGGGCCGGAAAGCCGCTCTTGCACACGCCTACGGCCAGCTCGCTGGACAACAAGTTGCTCGCCAAATTGCCGCGCAGGGATTTCGACATCTTAGCCGCGCATTTGACGCATGTGTCATTGCCGCAGGGCGAGGTCATCTACGAAGTAGGCGACGAGGTCGATCATATCTACTTTCCCAGTGGCGGAATGTTTTCACTGCTCGCCGTGATGCGAGATGGCAAAGCCATCGAAACCGCGACTGTGGGCCGCGAGGGCGTGGTCGGGGCTATGGCCGGATTGGGTCTCTATAGGTCGCTGGTTCGAGCGGTGGTCCAATTGCCGCTTCTCGCAAGCAGGATACCCGCTTCGGCGTTCCGCCGCGTCGTCGGCGCGAGCGACGCGGTTCGCGATCTATGTATCCGCTATAATGAGGTCATGCTGACCCAGGCGCGGACCACCGCTGCGTGCAACGCCCTGCATCCGATCGAAGAGCGCTTTTGCCGCTGGCTGCTGCAGTCATCCGATCGGGCCGCAAGCGATACCGTAACACTGACGCAGGAGTTACTGGCCGAGATGCTTGGAGTGCGCAGAACCTCCGTTACGGACGTCGCAGGCAAAATTCAGGATAAAGGCGTCATCACCTACGCACGCGGGGTTATCACGATCCTGGATCGCGCCCAGCTGGAACGGCTTTCCTGTGAGTGCTACGCGACGCTCGTCGAGCAAGAAGCAACGCTCACTTAGGTCCGATGTAATCCGCCTTGGGTTAAAGGGCTCACTTCCACATGTTGGCTTGTAACCCTCACCCGGATCGCATCTTCGATGCGCTCCGGCCTCTCTCCGCAAGCGGGGAGAGGCGAACGAAGCATCAGCCTATTTGGGCCTGACCGTCGGGTCGCCGCCGGGGCTGCCGGGGGGCGGGATGACCGGCATGGCACCGTCCGTAGAGGGGGCCGGAGCGTGCATGTCGGGGTCGACGCCGGAGGGCGGGCAGAGCACGCCGTCGGACTTGGCCAGTTTGTCGCCGAGCGGTTCCCGGGATTGGCCGGTGGTGGTGCCGTCGGGCGCGGTGGCGCGGTTCGGGCGGTCCTGCGGCATGCAATTGGCGGCGTGCTGGGCCGATGGCGGCGCGGTCGCTTGCGGCGGTGTCGCGGGCGCGGGCGGGGCCTGCGCGATCGCGCTGCCCGAGGCCGCGATCAGGAGGCTGGCCAAGATGATGTTTGATGTCGTGCGCATGGGAGGGAAACGTCTCCGGCCATGCGGAGGTTCCGACCGACGCACGGCGAATTGAAGCGCGGGAAACGAGACGCCTTGCGCGGACGCAAAAGGGATGCGCCACGCAATCGCCAATTCAGGAACCACATTTTGCGCGCCGCATTATTCGTCGGTCATTCATCCTAAGGAGAAACCTATTGTCCTAAGGAGCAACCTATGAAGAAGTTTATCACCGTCACCGCGTTCGCGCTCATGTGCGGCACAGCCTTTGCCCAAAACACTGGCCCCGCTCCGCAGACCGGCATGGAGAAACCCGGAGCGACGGACGGCGCCAAGCCAGATGGTTCGATGGATACGACCGGCATGAGCACAGCCAAGGGCAATATCAAAAGGGACAAGGACGGTGCACCGGCTCCGAAGGACGAGAAGAAGTAAGCCGAGTACACGCCGTCATCGCGGGGGGTCCTCTAGAGGGAAAGAGATCGGGGACCGCGCGACCCCGCCGTATGAAGATTTTGCAATTCATGATGCCGCGCCCCGTTGGCCCCACATCCAGCCTGCGTGAGAGATGGTACGAAAAGAAATTCGAAAATCAAAAACCACAAATATCCTCAAAGTGCGCAGTCGCGCGGTCCCCGCACTTGCCCCTGGCCCCCGAGGGACCCGGAAATCGAATAGGGGCGTCCGTGGTGCGCGTTCGGGCAGTGCGTCGTGTCACTGCACCCCATCCCATTCAGCCTCTGCCTGACGCGCGCTGCGTGCCCTGCTGCGCATCTGATCCGTCGTCCTCGATCGATCGGGCGTGCAGCACATTATTGATCCATTTGTACTCGTAGCCATCCATGGTCGGGCCAGGGCAGCCGCATTCCGCATAGTCGATCCCGCACAGCGGGAGTTGCCATCCTCGTCGCAATCTTCAGAGAACACGACCCGCTGCCAGCTCGTCATCGACGCACCTTCAACATGCCGCGCTTGGTGCCGACGTAGCGGACAGCGGGCGCATCCTGCACGAGGTGCTTGCGCTTTCGGTTCTGCTTCTGCTTGGCTTCGATCCGCCTTTCGTCGGCGCATGGGGCGCAATAGCGCCTTGTACTGCTGACGCCAGCGCCGCACCGTGCGCATGCTCTGAGGTGCGGCACGTTCAACGCCTCCGGGTTGCCATCGCCTTTGCGACTGCAAGCGGGATGTTCCTCTCCAATTCACGCTGCATCGACACGGCGAAGTCCTCATAGAACGGCACGCGCTTTGGCACGTTGGTCTGGTGCTTCAGCACATAGAGCAGGCGCAGGCGGCCCTTCTTGTCCTTGGCATACAGCACGTCACCCTTGCGCACGACGGTCGGCAGGTTCTTGGGGCGCAAGCGGGCAGGCACACCACGTGAACCCTTCGGCACTGAGCTGACCGGCACGGCGAGGCTCGACCCGCCATGCGGCGTTCGCGTGTCGCCCTTGGCCTGCATCTGCAGGTTACCGCGATCCAGCTTGTCGTATATCTCGACCGCCAGGGACTGCTTGCTTGCCCGTGCATCCCGTGTGGTGAGCGATGCGGCGATGAAGGATGCGTTGCGCTGCTTCACATGCGTCGGCCACGTCGCCCTGATCAGCAGGTTTCGGGTCACGTCAGCGGAGCGGTTCATGGCAAGCGACAGCGCATAGGGCAGTTGGTCGGCGACGCCCTCGATGCTCTTGGCCTGCTGCAAGAGTTGGTCGTAGTCGAACTCAATCTTGAACACGGTGCTCACTCCCTCAAAAGAATTGCCGCGCGCTTGATCACCTCGCCGGGGCGCTTCTCCGCGCGCGCCATCAGGATGCCCCACACAATCCGCCGGACGTGCCAGCGTCCATTGCCCTGCTTTGAGCAGAGCGCCCAGCACCCATGATTGCTGGCGCGTTTGTATTCCGACGGCTTGATGATGGCGTCCAGTTCGCTCATCGGTCGCGCTTCCTGATGGTGATGCTGAGCAGATCGCCGCTCTCGATTGCGGGCTTGTCCTTGCCGATCCACAGCGCCAGCCCAAGCCGCTTGATCACCAGCCACCAGCCCAATGAGACCAGCTCGTACTCCATCTGGCTCTCGACCCTGGCGTTGCCGACCTTGGCGGCGTCATAAGCGCGGCGAAACCGCTCCTCGACGCTGGTGGCGACCTCCTCGAACTCGAATTCGCTGAGAGCGTCGATGTTCTGCCTTATTCCGTTAGAGGGCGCGTTAGACGCCGTTACAGCGGGATCGCAAATGTCTGTGCTCATTGCATTTTCTCCGCGTTAGCTCGCATATTTTCACCCGCCCATGCCGTTCACCGGCTTGCCTGTCGCCCACCAGAACGGCTTCTGGATGCCGATGATGCCTGCATCCCGCAGCTTGTCGCCCGCGCGCTTGAACGCGCCGCGAAAGCGATTGTCGGCGGCTTCCTCATCGGTGTCGCTATCGACCACCTTGGCTCGCATGGCGGTGCGGATATGGGCGACATCGACCACCTTGCTGATCGCGGCGGGGAGCGGGAAGGGCGGTGCGACGCCGTAGTCGCCCAGCGCATCGTAGAGCGCGTGCATCAGCAGCAGCTCGTTGGCGCTGCCGTTGTAGCCGCCGCGCGCGGTGGATTGGCTGGTCTCGAACGGGATCACCACGCATGAGGTCTCCTCGTTGCCCCATTTGTTGCGCCCGACCGTGACCACGGGCAGGGTAAACTCCCAGCGAAGGCCCGCCTTGCCCTCGCGCTGCTTGCGCACCGTGGCGCGGTGGATATTGCCGCCGGTCGGCGTCCGCTTGTCGGTAACGATCTCGAATTCGACCGTCGTCTCAAAGTCGGCGGTCAGCGATGAGTGACCGCGCGGGGTTGCTCCCCCCTTAGGCTTGTGGTGAACGAGGCAGATTGCCGCGTCGAACTTCTCCTGCAGAACGACCAGCCGCTTGCGCACCATCGACACGTCCTGGCTGGCGTTCTCGTTCATGCCGGGGGCGAGCGCCGAAAGGGTGTCGAGCACGATCAGCACCAGCTTTTGCGAATAGGTCTTGGAGACGGTGATGATCTCCTCGATCAGCGCGAGCACATCGGCATCACTGGCAAAAAAGTCTGGCCGCTTGGTGCAGAGATAGAACGGGATATCAGCGTCTTGCGGCAGATTGTGCTCGATGGAATAGGCGAGCTTGCGCTTGCCGAACCCCTTGCCAGCTTCCGCGGCGACATAGATCACAAGGCCCGGCTCGGTGTTCTTGCCGTTCCATTTCAGCCCGCGCGCGACCGCCATGGCCATATCGAAGGTGCCGAATGATTTGCCAGACCCGCTGTCGCCAAAGATCAGGCTGATCTCGCCCATCGGGAAGATGTCCTCGATCAGCCACGTATAGCCGGAGGCGTGCCCGAGCGTGGCAATCTCCTCCCAGCGCAGCCCGCCGAAGCGCGAGACGAACGGCTGCCGCCAGTCGATGTCGTAGGCTTCCCCGGTCTTGCGGCGCTCGCTGATCTGCTGCAGATGGTCCGCGACATCGGACAGATCGTTACTGGTGTCGGCGTCGGCGATCAGATGCGCGACATAGCGCCCGACCGTCAGCCCATCGCCAATCAGCGCATCCTTGCCGCCGAGCTTGGCGTTGATCGCATCGATGCTGACCTCGCCGCCGTTGCCATGCGCGCTGAACAGGCACTCCAGTATCTGCCGGTTGAACGGGTCGATCAGATCCGCTGGCCGCACGATCTCGACCACCTTGTCGACGGCCTGCGGCTTCAATAGCAGCGCGCCCAAGAGCTGTTCTTCCGCATGGCGGTCACTGAGCAGTTGCCCGCCTGCATCGTACAGGTCGCGGTTGTCCTCGGCTTCGAAGTTGCCATGCTGCATGTTCACGCCGACCGTCCGAACAATGGGGTTGGGACAAGCGCAAGTTTTGGGTTGAGAAGCGAGCACTGGTAATGCCACGTCGCCAGGGCGTCGGCCTCGTTGTCGTCGCTTACGGGCCAGCCCATCGCGATACATTGACGGACGACAAGGGGCTTCGCCTGGGCGCGCTTCGGGTTGCTGCCGATGAAGTGGTTGCGCACGTCGCTCGTGCTGGCCTTGCGGATGTCGTAAATGCCGCGAAGGTATGCGACCGCGCCGATCACGGCGGGCAACCCATAGAGCAGCGTCGTAGTGTTGGTGTTGCTTGTCTTGAACGAGGTCGGCATCGGCGCTTCCCACACCACAATACGCGGATCGTATTCGTTGAGGATGCCGTTAAGCCATCGCACCGCACCCGCGAAGATCGCCTCATGCGATGCGCCCGCTGATGCGAAGCGGTGCGACCCATGCGCGGGCTTGCCGCCCGGCTCGCCAACGGCCCAGCCAGAAACAGATGCAAGGTCGAGCGCAAGCACGGACGCGGGCATGGGCGCTACACCGGTTCGGTCTCGGGCTGATCCACTGGTTCTGACTTTACGAAGCCGAACACCTGGGTCTCGACGTCGTTGAGCGTTTCATGATGAGGGAGCCAAGCGCGCTTGCGTGAATTGATATATTCCTTGCGAATGCCGTGCTTTTTCAGCACGACATCGAGCGCCGCATCCTGCAAACGATCCCAAGCGTAAAATTCCGTTCGCGAAAGATTTTGAAGCGGGACGCGCGTGCCGTCGCCGAACGCGCACGGCAAGTCAGGGACATAAACGAAGGTGCTGTCGGACTTTTCGACATCCCGTTCTGCGGCGGCGCGCTTCTGATCGTCCCACCGGGCGACCACGTCGTGCGCCATCATATCGAAATCGACGAGCGGATCACCATCTGCCGCAGCCTTGATCAGTCGCTCCTTCAGCGCGACCTTGATCTGCGTCAGGTTATAGCGGCCGTTCTCTGCCAAAATGGGGTCGGCGATCCTGTCGCATGTACGATAGAGCCGCGCGAACTTCATCTTATTCGCCATGAGTGCCCCCCCGCTGGGCATGCGAGATGAGCAGTGCCAAGGTCTCGGACATCTGCTTCATTTCGGCGGTTGCTTGGGTCACATCGAACAGAGCGGCGATCTGCTCGGCGCGAGTTTCGGCGTCGAGGTTGTCCTGCACGAAGAAGTCGAGCGTCCGCGCCATCTCCTCGGCGACCAGCTTGCGTTGCCGGATCAGGCTGTCAGCCCGTTCCTTTGCTGCAGCGGTAGCCTCGTCGAGCTTCATCCGTGCCTCGGCGACAAGATCAGCCAGATCAGGGGCAGCGTTGCGAAGCTGATCGAGTTTTGCTTCCTCGGTGCTGGCGGCATCCGCCCGCTTCTTGGCTTCCTTGACGCCCTCCGAGATGATGGTGCTGCCGTTCTGAACGTTATCGACGAGGTCCGGTGCCCATTCGAGGATGAGGCGGGCGTCGGCCACCCGCTGCGAGGTGACGCCTGTAAATTCCCCAAATTTGGGGATTTTATTTCCGCGACCACGGGTGCCCTGTGTCGGATAAATCCGGGCATACGCCATCGCGCGCTGGCCCGCCGTCATGTGGCGGCGGGCGATGTTGCTCGACAGGATGAACGCCTTGGGATCGTGGCCGTTGAGTTCGGCGAACCTCGGCTCGACGCCTGCGATCTCGCAGGCCTCGTAACGGTTGCGGCCATCGACGATGACCTCCTTGGTCTTGCCGTCAGCAACCTCGATCTTGCCGATGACAATCGGGTGGACAAGGCCATGCGCTTTGATGTCTGCCGCCAGATTGGCAAGGTCGTCGGCGGACATCATCGGGAAAATCGCGGCGTCGGGATGTGCTTCGATCTTCCGCATCACGCACCCGTCCGATGGATGTTGCCCCCGTCAGCCCGTGCGAGCGCCGCACTGCCCAACGGCGTGTCGGCGAATTCGCCCAGCTTCTCGGACAGCATTTCGTATTCGGAGCGCTCGTCGTCTTCGAGGTCGGCGGTGATGCGGTCGATCTTGCGCCCGAGATCGCGCTCCTTGATCTTTTTCTTCAGCAGTTTCTTGCTGATGCCCTGGTCGCTGGCGTGATCGTAGGCATCAGCCTTGATCTTGCGAATGGTCTTGCACTTCGACATGTAGGCCATCTTCTCGGCCATCAGATCGGCGTCGAGCTTTTCGATCTGGTCGACGGCTTCCTGCACGTGCTCGGTTGATGGTTCGTTCGTGGTGGCTGGGCTCGCCATGTTGGCTCCTTTGATAGATGGCATCGCGGCACAGCAGTGGCGCGCGCGCTCAATGCGCGCTCCGAACAACTCGGGCATTTCATCGAAGGTGGTTGGCTGTGCAGTCGCTATTGTTGGCGCAGGCGCGAAAGCCCGGTCAAGCAGAAAAAAAAGTTTCGAGCGCGGTCTGCGTCAAGCGACTTTACTCGCTGCACTGCGAGCGCACGATGTTGCCGCATTCCGTTAGCCAACGTCCGTTAGGCGATTTATTTTCGATGATCGCCGAAGCGGCTGGCACGCTTCGTGCTACGCGCGGCTTAAGAAATATATCTATTACCTATTAGGGAGCGCTTCGGCGCGACCTCCCTTGTTGCTCGTGATTTACTTTCCGTTCGCCGTCGCGTTACGCGGCGCGTTAGATCGCGTTCGCTGAAAATAATTTCGCCAGCGTAAACCTGCTTGACGCGACAGCCCGATTTTTTTGGTTCATATTTTTCTCACAGGGCGGATCGAGACCTACCGCCTGCGTCTCGGGACAATCAACAACACGCGCAGCGTGAACTGGCGGAATAGCGCTGACGCGCCTTCACACAGGGTGCTTTGCTATGTCGGACCAATCGATTGCTACCATTGCGAGGTCGCTCGCCGCTGCGCTTCTGCCCACCTGGGAACGGCGGAATGCGGAGATGGCGGAGAAGAAAAAGATCGAGGCGCTGCAAGCGGAATTGTGCGCCGAGTACCACGCCGAGACCATCGAAGCGCTGAAGGTGATCGCATGATCGAGGTGATCCGATGGAATGGCGAGCCGATCTCGCAGCCGGGCATCTACAGCGGCATTCCGAACGACACCTACCATCGCGCCGACATCTGCGTCGGGCCGTCCGTTTCGTCGACCACGCTGCGGGCGATCAGCACGAAATCGCCAGCGCACGCCTACGCGCAGTCCCCGCTCAACCCCAACCGCGCCGAGCCGAAGGAGAGCGAGGCGATGAGCCTGGGCAGCGCCCTGCATTGGGTGGTGGCGCGCGAGCCGGGCTTCGGCGACCGCTTCGTGATCCGGCCCGAGACGTTCAGGGGATCGAAGTGGAATGGCAACCGGCACGACTGCCAGCATCAACTGCAGCGCTGGAAGCGCGACGGCAAGACCGTGCTGACCGAGAAGAACGTCGAGCAGATGACGGGCATGGCGGCATCGCTTGGGCTGCACCCGCTGATCCGCGCGGGCATCCTGCGCGGGCTGCTGGAGCATTCGATGTTCTGGAAGAACAAGGCGACCGGGCTGTGGATCAAGACCAGGCCCGATGCGATCCCGAATGACAGCGGCGACTTTGCCGACCTGAAGACCACGCAGTCGGTGATGTACCGCGATCTGCAGATGAGCATCGTTGATTACGCCTACCATCAGCAGGGCGCGCTGATCCTCGAAGGGGCACGCGAGGTTGGTCTCGAAGGCAATTCGTTCACGCTGGTCTGGGTCGAGAGCGCGCCGCCCTATGCGGTGCGGGTGACGCAACTGAAGGACGAAGATTTGGCGCGCGGGCACCGGCAGAATGTCGCAGCCATGCGCATCATTGCCGATTGCCTTGCATCCGGCGTCTGGCCCGGTCCTGGCGATGGCCATGACGATGCCGAGTACATCGATCTGCCCGACTGGAAGCGGACGCAGATCGATGAGCGGCTGAAATACGATCTGCGGGAGGCGGCATGAGCGACGTTCCGCGCGCCTTCCGCGAGCTAGGCGAGCTGATCGCCTATGCCGAGATGTCCGACACGTTGCGGGCGCGGCTGGTCCTTGTCCGATCGTGGCTGCCGCGTCAGCGCTCGATCCGCCGCGCGCCGATTAGCTCAGTGAAGCTGACGCCATCGGTGAAGCAGCGCATTCACGACATCAAGGTCGCAAACCCGAAGCTGAGTGAGCAAGAGATTGCGGTGATGGTCAACGTCAACGCGGGGTGGGTTTCCGAAACACTGACCGGCAAGCGCGGCAGGCGGTTTGCCATTGAAGGGTACGGCGCATGACTGACACCACCACCATGGAAGACCCTGGCCGCGTGACCCGGCGCGATCTGGCCGAGGGCAGGATCGAGAAGGTGCTGTCGCCGGAGCGCACCTCGCTGATCCCGATGAACGACGTGATGGGCGGGCTGAAGTTCGAGAACGCCTTCCAGCTCGCCGAAGCCGCCAAGCTGATGGCGACCGCAGGCCCGATCCTGCCGCCATGGCTGCAGGGGAATGTCGGTGGCTGCTGGGCGGTGCTGCTGCGCTCGCAGGAGACCGGCATCTCCGCGTTGGCGCTGGCGCAGATGATGTACGTCACCGAGAAGCACGGCGTGCAACGCGTCGGCTATGACAGCGTGTACTTCCGCACCATGGTCGAGAAGTTTGCGCCGATCAAAGCGCGGCTGGCGGCCCGCTATGAGGGCGAGGGCGATGATCTGGTGTGCATCGTCTCTGCCACCTTCAAGGGCGAGACGGAGCCGCGCCAGTTTCCGCCCGTTGGCACTGAGAAGGAATTCACGCTGGGCAAGCTGCGCCCGGAGCGCAATGAGCGCGGGCAGATCAAGGGCTCGCCGTTGTGGGAAGACAAGCCCGCCCTGCAGATGTTCTACGCCATGAGCCGCGACTGGGCGCGGATGTACTGCGCCGACATCGTGGCCGGTGCCTATTCGCGCGAGGAGCTGGTCGGCGCGGGTTACACCGAAGTGGTTGAGGTTACGCGGCCCAGCGACCTGCCACCGCGCCTGCGCGAGCGGCTGCGCGGGCCGGATGCACTTGCGACCGACATGACCGCTGACATCGACGCTGCGATCAGGTCGGCGCGCGTGGAAGAGAACCCCGAACACAAGAGGTCCGGCAAGACCATTCCTGCCGGTCAAGCGGCGGATGAGGTGATGCCATCCGCCGAGGCCGCGTCGTCGCCTCCGCCCCCAGCCCACGGCGACGGCGCGGCCACCATCGATCAACCCAAGGAGCAGAACCGGTGAACCTCGCCAACGAAATCTCCTCGATGGAAACCGAACTGCAATCGCTGCGGTCGGAGAACGAAGTGCTGAAGCACAACAAGGCGATCATCGAATTCGAGAACGAGAGCCTGCGGCGTGCGCTCGCCAAGACCCAGGCGGATCGCGACAATTACATGCGGCGCGCGGAGGCGATCAAAAGCCTGCTCGATCAGACCGGAGCCAATCTCGTGAGCGGGATCAACAAGTACCACGAGAGCGAGCGGGAATTGCAGGAGCGGCAGCTCGCCGCCGAGGATGACGCGGCGTTGCCGATGTTCCTGACCAACGGCAGCGGCGAGCGCACCGACGCGGCGAAAGCGAACTGAAACCAGGAGCTGTGCGCATGAAGGACCATCCATTCTATGAGGTCGCCCGCGAGGCCGAGACCTGGGCAAAAGCGGGCCACACCGTCTTCCAGAAATTCACCTGCGCGGGGTGCGGCTCGCGCCAGACGATGGGGCAGCCGAACAAATTCTTCCATTTCGGGCAGTGCGAGGCGTGCGGCGCGGAAACCGATCTCAGGGCGCGCGGCTGCAACTACGCGGTGATCGCCAGCATCGCGACGGCGCACTGATGATCAGCACCGCGCTCTATTGGCTGATGATCTGGTGCCTGCCGAGCATGATGCTGGTCGCGCTTCTGCTGTGGCATCGCGGTATTGGGGCAAGTGACGATGCGTACCGTTCCAGAATGGATTGGCAAGACTGACGACACGCCGGTCCCGCCGCACGTTCGCGTGCGGGTGTTCGAGCGGTTCAACGGCGTCTGCTGCGAATGCGGCGTCAAGATCAGAGGGCGTCGCTGGGTCTGCGATCACCGCAAGGCGATCGTCAACGGCGGCGAGAACCGCGAGAGCAATCTCGGGCCGATCCATGAGGCGTGCGACCGCGCGGTGAAGACGCCGCGCGATGTCGCCGAGAAGGGCATCAACAACCGGGTGCGGATGAAGCATCTCGGGATCAAGAAACGCAAAGGGCGCCCGATGCCAGGATCACGCGACAGCGGCATCAAGATGAAAATCGGCGGCGGATGGGAGCGGCGATGAGCAGCGTGCAGAACCAAGTCGCGGAATTGTTTGGCGTGACGAGGGTGCCTTATGGCGACAACGGGCAGTTTGTGCGCGGCGTCAGCGTCACCTGCGGTCATTGCGGCGCGGTCGAGAACGTTCCTGCCAACAATTTGCGGAACGGGGCCGGTGATGACGTGGAAGTCCAGCTTCTGAAGCGCAAGCTGGAAACGCGCGGCTGGAAGACCGGGAGCAAGCCCGCTCAGCATCGATGCCCGAAATGCTTTTCATCGATCAAGGCCACCGCCGCCCGGCGTGCGTCCGAGAATAGTGCCGCGGCCACCAACGGAGAAACGCCCGTGTCAGTCACGCCCATCAAGTCGCTCAAGGATGTTGCCGCGCGCATGTTGGGGCGTGAGGACCGCCGGATCATTTTTGAAAAACTCAACGAGGTCTACGTCAACGACAAGGTCGGCTATGGCGCGGGCTGGACCGATGAAAAGGTCGCGAACGACCTCGGCGTGCCGCGCGCGTGGGTCAAGCTGATCCGCGACGAGAATTTCGGCGACGAAGTGGCCAATGAGGAAATCAGGCAGAAGCTCGCGGAGGCATCGAAGCTGCTCGACGAGGTCAAGAAAACGACCGCGCAAGCGGAGGCGATCGTGACTGACCTGAAGCGGCTGAACCACGAGGCCGAGCATATCGGGAAGGCGCTCGACACGATCCGCAAGGCGCTGGGCGGGGGATGAAGAGGGCACAGCAGACCAAGCGCGAACGACTGCACCAAATCCTGGGGCTGTTCGGCGAGGGGCTGATCACGCGGGAGCAGTTCGAGACGATGATGAAGCAACACGACCTGACCGACGATGACATCGACCGGTATTGCAGGGGCGTATTGAAGTGATCAACAAGCCGACATCTCGCGAGATCGAGGACGTCATTTACCACATCCAAGCGACCCGCGACCGATGGCAGGGCAATGCGGGCTATGCCCGCTGCCTGGACATCGAGCTGCATGCGCTGCGGCTGCTGCTGTTCACCACGCGGATCGTCGAGGAGGAAGTCGACATTGCCGCACACCTTGGCATGGGAGGGACCGCTGATGCATGAACCAACATTGACGCCGCGCGCCCTGCTGCACGCGATCCTCGGCGAGGTGGCGCGCAAGTATGCCATCGCCCCGGAGGCGATCATGGAGCGCCCCGTCACTCATGCGCCCGGCGTCGTCCAGGCCCGCGTTGAGGTCGCCACCCGGCTGCTCGCGCGCGGCATCCCGAAAGTCCAGATCGCGAGGATGATGAAGCTGCATGGCAACACCGTGCGGGTTTATCTCGCCGGGCATAGCAAGGAGGGCGTGCCGTCATGAGCAAGGTTGGACCAAAGGAAGCTGTGCTGCGCGCGAAGCGTGAGGCGCGGGTCGAAGCCAACAAGCGGCTGATCGACACCCAGAGCAAGGTCAAGATCGAGGCGATCGGCAAGGTGACCAACATCAAGGCATCGAAGCGCGGTGGGCGCGGGCGGTGAAGGATTGGCATCGACTGCGATGCGGGCGGCGGCGTCAGTGTCACCTGCTGGTGCAAGTGCGCCACGCCGGACGAGATTGACGACCTCATCGCGTGGCTCAAGCTCGCCAAGACCGTCATGGAAAAATGGGAAGCAATCAGAAAGGGAGAACCGACATGAAAATTCCAAAGGGCACTGACATCCGCGTTGAGACCGGCGGCGAGGTGACGCCTTGGTGGTGATCGCGGCGGTGATGTGCAGCTCCGCCATCGCGCTTCTCACCCTCCAGCAGCTCGGCGCACTGCCGGATCGCGGCGGCCAATTCTTTCGCCTGCGTCGGTGGTCTGTGTGAGGATGAGGCCGATGCGGCGCCGATTGGGTTCAGCCAAGGCCGCCCAGGATAGAGGGGTTGACGGGCCGTGTGGGGGATTTGTCAGGGTTTGGGGCAGGCGCCCCCGCGGCCCTTAAAGCGCGGTTCTAAGGCCATGAAATGATTGCGTTTTTCGAGCGTTTTTAGTCGTCGTCCGAGGCGGGGTTCCCGCGTAAATTGAGGGGTGCGTTCGATGGGGAAAAAGTTGGCGGATGGTCTGTCATACCCGCCGCGCGCAATGCGGGCAGTGCAAGCAGCGGCTTATCTCTCGATCTCGACCAGCAAGTTCTACGAGATGGTGCAAGACGAGAAGATGCCGCCCCCGGTGAAGGTGGGTAACGCCTCGCTCTGGGATCGGCTCGAACTCGATGCGGCCTTCGACAATCTGAAGGACGAGCCGGGAAGTGAGAGTTCGCTGCTGCGGCGCCTGCGTGAGCTTGAGGACGAAGATGCAAAAGGTCGAAATAAAACGTGCTGA